AGCTGGCTTCCAATAGAATTTGCAGAATCCATGCGACTATTAAAATTGCAGAATGATGATGGAACATGGAGCGATGGCTGGATGGTGCAGGAAATATACGGGACACACACCAAGGAATTCGTACTGGAACATGAGAGAGACTTTGCAAGGCAAAGAAAGGCAAGCGACATATAAAGCTTGACAAATACACGAAAGTGTGGTATAATAAAAGTAACATTTTATCATAGGAGATATAATGAAATCAAACGTAACATATAGTAAAAGTAGTGGCATTACATCTAATGGCAATTGGATTTCTCTTACCCCACTTCCAGTAACAACCAAGGATATAGATAAGCGTACACTTCTTCCAAAATCCGTTGATGTGCTGGATGACAGAAGCATCACCTTCAAGTGGGAAGACGGGGATGTGATTACTGTTGTATGTGACCCGGAAGATACCTTCTCTCTTGACGTTGGCTATGATATTGCTCTTACTTATAAAATATTTGGTGGCAAGCGTGAATTCAAAGACCGCTGGCTAAAGAAAATTGTCAAGATGGCTAAGTTCCATTATACTGACACTAATGTTAAAGCAGATAGGCTGTTGACTAAAGGAAGATTGGTCAAGAAGTTAAAAAAGGCTAAGGTAAAATAACATGTCTAAGTTGACGATTGAAGAAGTTGGAAAAGATGTAATCAAGCATACCCTCGGGCACTCGATTGATATGCATATTACTGCCGGAGAGATAGAAGACCCTGAATTGTCTGCGCTCTGGTCTGATGCAGAAACAGCCATGAACGCTATTCAATTATTTTTAGAAGAGAAATTGGGTGTAGATTTCTTTGATGTAATATAAAATTATTTTAAATAGGAGACTGAGATGGATAACTGGTTTAGATTTCCCAATGGTTTGGAAATTCGTGGTTCGCATGAAGCCATTGTTTATGCCGCAAGAAAATTGGGTTTTGGTGCTATGTTCGATGGCGAATATTATAATTCTAGCACCAAGGGGCTTATCAGGATTGATGAAATGGATACAACCCACTTGCGCAATGCCATTCTAAAAATGCATAAGGATTGGGTCGATGGTCTGCGTGAAATAGTTGACCCGGAGAAGTTGATTTTTTGCTTGAAAAATGATTGCCAAGACCTTAGTTACAAGGCAATGGTAAGAGAATATAGCACTCGTGACCCTGAGTAAAGCAATTTTGCACAACCCCTTGACAAACAAGGGGTTTTGTGCTATAATTAGAACAGATTAAACTTGTCGTTTTATGCGACTAAGGAGAAAACAATGACACACGAAGAGAAAATTAACAACATTGTTAGGATATTAAAAAGTTGGGAATCTCAGTTATCTGATGGATACGAGTGGTATTGTCCTCGCAGGGAGGCTGGAGTGGATGAAACTTTGAGAAAAATTGCAGTCGAGATTTATAACTCAACAGTAGATGATGCTGTATAAAATATGCGTTTTATTTGGAGATAGATTATGGCGACAGAATATGACAGAATTGAGCATCTTGAGTATCAAGAGTTTCTTTTAGATAAAAAAATTATAAAGGTAGAGTATGATGCTTATTGGATTACTTTAACTCTTTATTTTGATGATGGGACGTGTGCTGAAATTTGTCCCTCATATGCACAAGACATATCTATTCATTTATAAGAGGTTACAATGAATGATAAACAAATAGTTAACGCGATTGCCTTCTTTACAGCTACACCCGCTTTTGTTGGGGTAGCACTTGGGAGCATCCTGCTTATTGCTTGGGGGCTTGAATGGTGGAAAGTGTGGATAATTTCAACAATCTTTTTATTTTCCGGTGCTTGGGCACTGGCTTGTGGACAAACAAGGGATAAAGAACTTAAGGAGTTAAAATGAATACTGTTGTAATCTCAATTTCTTTCGCACTTGCCGGAGCAAATCTAGCTTGTATGCTTAGTAAACAAGTTTCTTTTCCTGTTCGGGTTTTTAATGGAATTGCTTTTGGACTTTGTTTGGCACTTGGTATTACTTCATTAATAAAATAAATCTTTTATGCGAGGCTAATAGGTAAAAAATGACCGAATTCTTAACAGTTTTTTGCGCCAAGATGTTTATATTCTGGTTCAACCTGTTAGGCAGACTTGACCCGGACTTGGCGTTCGGTTTGCTTAATTCCATGAATGAGACTGTTGTGTGGATGAGAGAAAAAGATAAAATACAGGAAAACTATTTGAATGCTGTGAAAGGAAAAGCAAAATGACATTTAGAGATGTGTTTGAAGTACTTAGAGAAATGCTTGGAACAATTATCTTCTTTCTAATTTACCCATTCCTGCTCATTTACGATAATATTGCTGATGATATCCGTTTTAGAAAAGAGCAAAAGGAATGGCTGGCTAATTCCTTTCTGTTTGATGGATGTCGTTATAGCAAGGATACCTTTAAAGTAGTCGATGAAAAGATTGAATTCAAATAAAATACATAATTTAAGAGGTTAATGTGAGAACAATTTGGAAATATCATCTCGAAGTAGAAGATAAGCAAACAATAGAAGTTCCATGGGGAGCAGTACCTATATCTCTCCAAACACAGTTTGAAATACCCTGCGTATGGGTAGATGTTCCGTATTCAGATACAGAGTTAAAAAGCAATATTACTTTCCTAACTTTTGGAACAGGTCACCCAATAGAAGGAAATATGGATTATTATACTTTTCTTGGCACATATCAACTTACAGGCGGAAGCTTGATTTTTCATGTTTTTTATAACATAAGGTGAGATAATGAGTGAATACATGGTTGGTACGGCATATGCTCTTAAAGTAAACATGCTTGGTAATCTGGCTGGCACGATTGGTTATGTATTTAACCAGTACGAAGATTATGATGATAAAACCAAGTTAGGAGTTCAAATAATATTTCCAAACGGGGAATATGATGGCTTCTCTGCAAAAGAACAGGAGAGATTTTTAGAGGTTGTTGGTTACAAATGGGAATACTGTACCTACCAGTTCACAAATGTTATACAGGTGGGTATCGATTTTGCCAAAGGATATTGGAAATGGTAGATAACATCATTGCCACATATGCAATATGTCCTGATTGTGGCGAGCATACCCAACTCTGTGATGAAGAAATGAGAGATGGTTATGTAAAGTGCTCCGGCTGTGAGCGCATACTTTTTCTTGGTGACCCGCTTGTGAAAATTTATGAGGAATTGGAGTAATAAGAAATGGGAAATAAATATTATACCAATGTAAATTCTACGGCATCAAACTTATATGGTTTTGATAGCGCTACAACGGGAACGTATAGTTGGGAAAATACTACCATAACTTATCCACAAAAACCATCCATTATATATCAAAACGATGATAGTGAATCGAAAGCTCTTAAAGAAAAGGTAAACCAGCTTGAGGCGTTATTCTTCCGCAAAGTGGTTTCCAAATGTCCTGCCTGTGGGCAGTGGGGCGCGGCACTGTGCGAGTGCAAGCACTGCGGACATCCTATTGACATGGGTGAAGCCCCCAAGGGCGTAGAAGCCCCGCCAGCACGACAGGATATTGCTGGACGAACATTTGTGGCAAATCCAATAACAGGAGTTAAATATGGCTGAGTTATCTGAACAAACCAAGAAAATTCAAGAACGCATTGAAGAGATGAAGGGCGAAGAAGAACCTCGTATAAAGAGGGAATACTGCCCGATAATGAGTCGGCGCACAGGGGATGATTATGTTGCATGTTTAAGAGACAAATGTGCAATGTGGAGTAATTATTATAGCATGTGCGGGCTTATACGTCCAGTTTAAAAAGGTGATTTTATGTTATATTCCGTGATTGCCCTTATCAGTTTTTTTATATTTGGTTTTATATTTGGTTTTTTTCTTGCTTGTAAGGCAGTGAGCGAATTAGCCAAAGAAAACAGATGCTATATAAAAGATAAGAAAGGCGTTTGGTATCCTAAAAATCCAACTCAATAAAAGGGTAATTTTATGACATATAAAGAATATAAAAAACCAAGAAAAACGGTAATAAACAAAAGAGATTCCAAGGCAGGAGAATATCATGTATATACCGTTACCTGTCCTTTTTGTAATACCAGAATGCAAGGGGATTTTCATGGAACACTAATGTTCCAATGTTGGACTTGTAAAAACTCGATAGACCTTCGTGGAAAAGACGGTAAACCTGTTTATAAAAAAGAAGATTAAAAGGAATATTTTATATGGATGAAAAATTTACGATTCAATGTGATGGCAATAATATTATTATTAAATTACCAATTGACCTTTTGGTTTTTACCCAAGAACATAGAAATGAACCACCATATATCATAACCAATAAAGAAGAAATGGTTGAACATTTTAAAAAATATTTTCTTGAGTTCTATCAAACAAGAATGACTGACGAAGATGCATCTGATTTTGAGTATGCAATTGATAGTTATTTTGATTTTGCATATGAAAACGGTGAAACTTGGATTGAAGAAGAAGAGATAAACGCTGAATAAAAAGGATATTTTATATGGATGAAAAATTTAAACGCGTAAATTTAGACAAAGTTCTTCGCGCAGATGCCGATGGTATGCCAGTATTCAGAAATTGCTTTGAACATGAAATACTCATGAATTTTTATGATGATGACGGCGCATATGAATTTGAAGATTGGTGGAATCTGGAAGGAAGCGCGTTATTTTATAAATATTTGGAAAATGCGAATCACTGGCTTGTTGGATAAAAAAACAAGGAGAAATAAAATGGATTACGATTTAAATGTACGCTTTACATATCACAAACCTTTTGGAAATCAGCCTGCCCGATATGAAGAAATTCGTGCAAGAGCATTAGATTTCGCTGATTATCTTATAAAGCATTGCCCCGATAGCAGGGAATTTTCTTTGGCTCTTACTAAATTAGAAGAGGTTGTCTTTTGGGCAAATGCGGAAATTGCTAGACACGAAGAAAATACAAGCGAGGAATAAAAGGATGCTTTATGGATGAAAAAGCACTAAGACAATTTGATTATCATCTTGCGGTTATCGGTTGGCATACGATGGCGATGAAGGCTCACACCAAGGAAATGCCAGAGAAAAGAATTTATATGCATTCTCTTCCTATAAACGTATTTTCATCTAAGCTAATAAACCAATATACAAGTTCTTTGGAGAAAGAATTGAATGCTTTTCTCGATGGCAAGCCTTCTCCCTTTGAACCACAAAAGAAATAAGATGAAGAATATGAAAAAAATAAAATGTCCTGATTGCAATAGAGGAAATTTAAGGGCAACACGTAGCATTGGAGGAGTGAAACTAATGTATTGCGGGGTATGCCATCTTCTAAAATGGTTTCACCCTTTTGAACTAAAAGAATTAAAACAAATTGTTAAATAAAAGAGGCATTTTATGACAAATAAGGCAAAATATATTTTAGTAAACGGGGATTATGTAATGGGAATTGTCTATGAAAGTGATACATATGGAAGAACTCTTGTTTTGGAAAGACACTTAAATCCAAATTATCCATTACAAATTCATGAAATACATGGAAACCCGGTTATAGTAAAAGATGTTGATTTAATGGAATTTATTCATAGTCTACTTCCAAAATAAAATTCTTGTTTTACGAGGCACAAATGACATACACTAAAAAGATGCATGATGCGGCAAGGCGTGAAACGATAGGAAAACATAATATTGTAACCGACTTGCTGGACGAAATTGAACGTTTACAAAACAAAAAACACGGGTATGTGCACCAAACCGATGACGGCGATTGGTATCTTGTGCCAGAAGATGAAACTGAATTATTTTTAACCTGTATTGATAGATTTCAAAGTGGTTGGAGCGCCGATGAGTTAAGAGATTGGCTTAACCTTTTTGATACAAAATTCAAAAAGTATCGTCTTTCTGGCGGTGTTGAATCTTTGAGCATTCCAATGGAGCTAGAATGAGTTGGGTCAGACCTGAAATGATTAAAGCATGGGAAGCGGAGTGGAAAGATATGCCCGAGTACATACAAGAAGACCTTGAACCTGTAAAGGACATCATGGTGCACTTCGAAACAATTGAAGACATGGAAGCCTTTGCCGAGTTGGTGGGACAGGAAATCACGCTTAAGACAAAGGGTATATGGTATCCAGCCCACGAACGAAGAAGCAGAATAAACAAGGTATACATAGATGAATCCTAACTATCCCGTATATATTATATCCAAGGGCAGGTGGGAAAAGCGTCTCACTGCTAACTCCTTTGAGAAGATGGGTGTACCTTATCATATTGTGGTCGAGCCACAGGAATATGATAACTACGCGCAATACATTGACCCCGAAAAAATATTTGTCCTGCCGTTCAGTAATTTGGGGCAAGGGTCAATACCAGCACGCAATTGGGTGTGGGAACATTCTATTGATACCGGGGCAAAGCGCCACTGGATACTGGACGATAATATTGCAGGTTTCATCCGGCTTAATCGCAACGAAAGAATACCCGTTGCCTCCGGTACAATCTTCAAAGCCGCCGAGGATTTTGTTGACAGATATACTAACATAGCCCTCGCTGGCTTCGGCTATCGCTTCATGGCAGGTGGACACAGGCGCAAGAAACCACCCTTCCGTCTTAATACCGGGGTATATTCCTGCATCCTGATTAAAAATGATATTCCGTTCAGGTGGCGTGGACGCTACAATGAGGATTCAGATTTATCAATCAGAGTGTTAAAAGCTGGCTGGTGCACATTGATATTCAATGCTTTCATGCAGAATAAAATGGCAACCATGTCTATGAAAGGCGGTAACACGGATGAGTTGTATGCGGGTGATGGACGCTTGAAGATGGCACAATCCTTGCAAGAACAGCACCCGGATATTGTCACTGTACAGCGTAGGTTTAATCGCTGGCAACACGTAACTGATTATCGACCTTTTAAAAGAAACACGCTTATAAAAAAGGAAAACATATACATCCCTGACCGAGTAAATAATTACGGGATGATATTAGTTGACAAAAATTAATTTTTGTGGTATAATAAAATAAGAGGAGAAAAAATGTATTATATTGTTATAGGAGCACTTGCTACTTTCGGACTTGGCTGGTTGTTATGCGCGTTATATCCGCACACCGCCCTGTACGTCATAGGTACTTGTTTGGCTCTCATCGTAGGCATGGCGGTATTCGCCAACAGAAAAAAGAAAGGGTCAAAATGATAGAAATGCAAAAAATTATAAAACCAAAACCGGAAAATAAAGATACAGATGCAACAGTAAAAAAGATGTTGGACACATGGGATAAAATCAAATGCCATTATTGCGGCAAAGAAATCTCCATGTTTAACGCAAAACCAGTTGAAAACGGAAAATGGCTTGTTTGTAGGGAGCATTAAAATGGTACAATTCCACTTTCTTATGCTTGCGGCAGGTGAAGTTTTGAAGCACGATAAATATGTCAACGCGCAGAAGGTGCAGGATTATATCCAGCAAGACGAATCTTTTGGAGTAAGACCACCTCTCGGTGAGTGCAGATTGGCACTAAGATTGCTGGAAGATTCTGGTTTTCTCATGCCAAGCGATACCAAGGAAGGGGATGAGCAAAAGTATGAACGCGCAACCCTGCTGATGGTATACGATAAGTGGAACATCAAATGAATGAAGCCGAACAATATGTGCTAGGTTTGACTGATGAATTGGAAAGAATAAGGCAGAGGAAAGGCATAGGCTTATTCAAGGTGCACGAGAAATTGACCAACAATATTGTTATCGAGATAGAGAGAACCTTTGGTACAAATCCTGCTTATTCTTTGGACATAAGAAAATGTCCACAGTGCACTCATGAATACGATATAATTATAACAATAAGGTACACAAATGCCCAACTATGATTTTAGTAAAGACCTGCCAGTTGCAATAAAAACAGAACAGGAAATAGCCGAAAGGCTGGAAAAAGTATATGGGTCTGTCATAATGCAGTTTGAAAAAACCAATAAATATGATTTATTGGTGCGTGCAAACGGTCTTGATTATGACCCAACCAAGATACTAAAAATAGAAATAAAAGAAGATTTCACCTGCGAGCGCACGGATAACGTTGGGCTTGAGTTCCAATGCAGGGGAAAACCATCCGGCATAAATGTAACCGAGGCAGATTATTATATCTACAAGTTGCATACCAAAACGGACGGAATCCAATATGTCATGCACTCCGTTCCCGCCCTTAGAAAAAAGATAGCTAACGGAGAATACTTTCGTATAGTTAGCGGCGGGGATGAAGGCTCTAACAGCATGAACTATTTGTTTAAGCGTAATATCTTTCTGAAAGACGGAAAAATACTGCCTCTTGACAAATAGGGTAAAGTGTGGTATAATAGTAGTAATATATTATTAGAAAAGGAGGTAGCTGGCAACTTAAGATAGATATATGAAATTGATAGTAATTACAGATGGTAGTACGGAAAATTTTGAAAAAATGCTCGACATAGTGGGGAAAACGAAAATCCCTTCGCTTTTTATAATCACAAAACTTTGTGATGAAACGAGCGAATACAACTTTCTACTTGATAATATCAAGTGGTTCTCGGAAAAAGGCGACCTGCAATTATTGGTTGCTAAATTCTCAGGCAGGGAAACCGTTGCCAACGAATTGGGCGATGTGTGTCCTGAAATGATTGTCCCGCTTAGTTATAATAAACAAAGCAGATATTATGCGGAACAACCTGTAAAAACATTTTTAGACTTGGTTCACATATTTAATAGAGGAGACTTAAATGGCATTAGAACTTAGAAAGGCACAACGTAGTAAAGCATACCTGAAATTAGGTCTGTCTGCTCCGAGTGGTGGTGGCAAGACTTTAGGTGCGCTCTTAATCGCTTATGGCTTGATGAAAGAGAAGTACCCCAAGGCAACTGACGCCGAACGTTGGAGCAAGATTGCAATTATCGATACCGAGAACGGTTCTGGTGAACTGTATGTCGGCAAGGAAATTTCTGGCATCAAAATCGGTGTATACGATGCAGTCACACTACATGCCCCATTTGAAGCAGACAAGTATACTGAGGCGATTGCTTTATGCAAAGATAGCAATATTGAAGTCTGCATTATTGACTCCACCACCCATCTATGGAGTGGTGAAGGCGGCTTGCTCGAACAGCAAAACGCCGCCGCAAAACGCGGGGGCAACAGTTATACCGCATGGCGCGATATTACCCCGCAACACAACCGTTTTGTAAACGCCATGTTACAGACCCCCATTCATATCATTGCAACCATGCGCGCCAAGCAAGAATACGTACAAGAAAAGGACTCGACTACCAATAAGACGACTGTCCGTAAACTTGGACTTGAACCTGAACAACGCAAGGGCATGGAGTACGAATTTACCACATTCTTGGACATTGATGCCGAGCATACCGCATTTGGTTCAAAGGATAGAACCAGCCTGTATGACCAGAAGTACTTTAAGATTACCCCTGAAATCGGGACGGTAATGATGAAGTGGCTGGAAAGCGGCGTTGATAATGCACCAGAAGTTGTGGCTGTTTCCGTACATCCTGCCGAAAAGAAAAGTGCAATGACTGAGGTTGAAGACGATATTATTAATCGTTGCAGGGCGCTTGGCGGTAGTAAGAATGAAGCATTAATGGCGTTGGTTATGAAATACGCCCCCAACAAAAACCCGAAATCAATTAAGGACGAGGCAAAACTTGCCGAACTGCGCTCAGAGATAATTGAATTCGAGAAAGCAACCGCACCTACTGCGGCATAATAGACTAATCGATTTATATTTAAGGAGACTATAGAATGGCTAATCAAATTCAAAGACTTATGTACGAGGGTTATTTGGCAGAAGACCCTGATATGCGCTACACCCCTTCCGGCAAGAGCGTAACAAATTTTCGCATGGGGTCAAACCGTAGCTACAAGAATTCCAACGATGAAGTAGTCAAGGAAACCACTTGGTTGAAAGTGACCGCGTGGGGTAAGCTTGGCGAAATCGTCAGTCAACTTTGCGCCAAAGGTGCGCACGTGATTGTGGAAGGTATACTGCGTGTTGGGGAAAACGGCTCACCCAATGTTTATCCACTAAAGAACGGAGAATATGGTGCATCCTATGAAGTCACCGCAAGTTCTGTGCGCGTTCTAGATGGTAAGAAACCTCGCACCGAAAGCGGCGAATCTGCTCCAAGCGATGAACCAGCAGACAATAGCGACATTCCCTTCTAAGTAACATTGTATAGAAAAGCAGGGGCTATGAAAGACAAGGTAGCCCCTGCTTTTTATGAAGGAGCAATATGAAACTTACAAAATTTGTAATTGACCTCGGTAGACCCGTTGCGTTCTATCCGGGGCTGAAAAAGATAACTGGTTCGACAACTGCTACTATAATGTTGTGCCAGTTTCTTTATTGGTCAACAAGGACAACGAATGATGGTTGGACTTGGAAGACAAGTGATGATATAGAAAATGAAACAGGCTTGACCTATAACGAGCAAAGAACAGCCAGAGAGATACTGGTTGATAAAAAACTACTTGAAATTAAAATTAAAAGAGATGAGCATCTTACTTATTACAGGGTTAACGAGGAAGAACTGAATAAGCAGTGGGAAGAGGAACAAGGCAAAGCCTCCGAACCAATTACACCAGTACATCAGCCATCCGAACTGGAAATACTTATGCTTAAAAGACCTGATGATTTAAATGTCAAGGAAAAAGAGCCTAGAGAGATTCCAGCAAAGAAGGGCGACTTGGTGGACTTATTTATTGACCAGCGCAATTCCCCGGGCTACCTTAAAATGGAATCCAAAAAACTCATTAAGAGCAAGCTAGAAAAGCGCTTGCACATCAATGCGGACAGTAAGAAATGGGAAGAATTCATCGAGTTTATTTGGGGCAGGGAAACCAGAGAAAAAGAAAGTGTGGATACCTTCTTGAATTGGGCGGTAAAGGATTTTAATCCGATTTACTGGACACCAGAGAAGATGAAAACCCTTTGGCCTCAAGCTTTCCTGTATAATGATGCTTCAATTTTGGATGAGTTTGTTAAAACATCACCAGAAGAACCAGAAGAAGAAACCGCACCTATGCCAGAAGATTTGGGACGAGAAAAGAAATTATTTTAGGAGACTATATGGCAAACATGCTTTCCGAAGCTTTAGATTATGCCAACCGAGGCTGGTATGTATTTCCCTGCCGAGAGAAGCCGGGTGAACCTTATATCAGAAACGGAGAGACCGTTACACCCGCTGAGAAGACCCCTTATACATCCAAAGGTTTGGATGATGCTACGCTAGATAAAGACCAGATTACCTCTTGGTGGACTAAATGGCAAAACGCCATGATAGGCATCAATGCAGGAAAATCTGGTTTATTTGTCGTTGACATTGACCGAAAGCATGTCAACGGGCTGGATACTTTTACCACATGGAATATTAATGATGGTGCTGGTTTGCATTCCACAACCCCTTCGGGCGGTATGCACATCATTTTTACGGGCACAGGCAAGTCCAGCACCAATGCCAAGACAGGAATTGATACCCGCGGTGTAGGGGGTTATTTCATTGCGCCTCCGAGCAAGATATTAGTGGGCGAGAATCCCGGGGATTACAAGCGCTTTGATGATTGGAACAGGACACCCGGGGTCATACCTGATGGTTTATTAGGAAACTTATTTCCAGATAAGACCATTGAATATGTAAAAGGCGCGCCTCTTCCTCCCGGGGTAACCAAGCAACTTTCCAGAACAAGCCTTAATTTTCTGGCAAACGGCGCACCCGCGGGAGAACGCAACAGCACACTATTCAAGGCGCTGGCTGATTTTGCTGGTTGTGGCTATACAAAGGAAGCCGCTAAAGAGGCAACCTTTAATGTTGCTATTCGTATAGGTTTGACCGAATCCGAGTTTGTGCAGGTATTGGAACACGCTTATTCCAAGCCTAGAACATCTTCCATACCCGATTCCATACAGGAAAAAATAATGGAGGGCGGTACAAAGGTTGTCAGTAAGATTACACCGGAAGAACAGGTGATAATGGAAGACGCACTACTGGCTACCATGTTGACCAACAATACAATCATCCCGACCATTAATGATATCTTGAACTTTGATGATTTTCGTATATTGAAGAACAGGATGATTTACAAAGCCATAAATAGAATTGTTAAGTCTGGCATGAAAGCAGACCATATCACGGTTTCCAGCGAAGTAGAAAAGGAAAGTAAGAAGGTTACGCTGGATGATATTTCCAAACTGACCGAGCGTTACTTTATTGATATTGAAAATGCCATCACTTACGCACGTATCATCAAGGAAAAATCTGCCATTCGCAAACTTGAATCCGTACTGGATAACAAGGCTGAATATTTAAAGAAGGGCAACCTGCTTGAGATAATCAACAATATTGAAAAGGATGTTTCAAATGTCGCGGTATACGGAGGCGCTAAGTCCACCAATGTATTGACCGCAGAACAAGCGTCCGATATGGTAATAGAACGCACCAAGCAGTTGATGAGTGGTGAAATTGAACAACTGAAAATTGGTTTCAGTGAGTATGACACCAAAGTTGGCGGGTTGGATTCTAATGAAATGGTAGTGCTTGCCGCACGTTCAGGAGATGGAAAATCAGCATTGCTCTTGAGCATCCTGAATAACATTGCACTTGTACAGAATAAACCCTGCTTGTTGTTTTCTCTTGAAATGGCAACCCATGAGTCTGTTAACCGCCTTGTCTGCCAGTTGACGGGTATTCCATATAAAAAAGTAAACCATGGAAAACTATCCCCGGATGAATGGAAAAGATATAAAGAAGCCATGGAGCGTATTAAGGACAGCAAATTATACTTTGACGATAGTTATGGTATGACCGTACCTGAGATACGTTCCAAAATCAGACAACTGATGGAAAAAGACATTGTGCTTGTGGGCATCGACCAGCTTGAGCAGATACAGGGTTATGCGGGTATGGCAACCCATATACGCTATGATAACATAGCCTATGATGTAAAAAATCTGACACAGGAGTTTAATATTCCTGTAATCTTAAATCACCAGTTCAACAGGGGCATAACGGATAGAAGCTTAAAAAATCCAGAACCACAATTGGCTGACCTTAACCAAGCAGGTGAAAAACCAGCCAACCAAGTTTGGAGTATTTCCCACTTGAAGGATGAAAAGGGAGATATACTCCGTTCAAAAATAAAGGTCTTAAAGAACAGAAATGGGCCTAGAATTGAGTTTGCAGTAATGTTCGTTGGTGAGAGAATGCTGTTTTCAAGCCCTGCCCGGGAAGAGGATAAAATTGTGTTTCAATCAAAGGATTATGATGATGATATTGTTGGGCATGACCCCGAACCATTTTGGTCAAAACCAGATGAAGGTCATTAGAAGATGAGTTCATTCGACTTTACTATTTCAAATATTCGTTTCTCATACTCATCGGTCTCTTCTTTTGACAACTGCCAGTATTCATTTAAGCTGGCATACATCGATGCAGTACAACCTAGAGCCAACAATTATTTTGGTGAATACGGTACACTGGTACATGAATGCTTTGAGAAATATTTTTCCGGTGAACTGGATGTATTCGAGCTATCTCAATACTACAATGAGCGGTATAGGGAAATTATAAAAACACCAGCCCCGCACATTTCTCCGGGGCTGGAAGAAAAATATCGTTTGCAGGGGCAAAACTTTTTTGACAATTTCTCGTTTGATAAGGAAGCTTACGATATTTTACTGGTTGAAGATAAAATTGATTTTAAGTTGAATGATATAGACGTTGTGGCAAAACCAGACTTGGTTTTGAAAGAGAAATCCAGTGGAAAAATCTTACTATACGATTACAAAACAGCCACACCGTTTTGGACTAGCGCCGCAGGAAAGGAAATGTCGGACAAAAAGAAACTCGAGGGTTATTACAAACAGATGCATCTTTATACTTATGCCCTGCGGGAAACAAAGGGCTTTAATATTGATGCTGTTTCCCTGTGGTTTGTCAGGCTTGGAAAAATAGTTACAGTTCCATGGGACAAGGAACTGGAAGACACAGCCATTGGAAATTTCACTCAGACTGTGGAAAAAATAAAGAACGAAGAAATTTTTGCTTATAATAACTCAAGCCCGTTCTTCTGCAATGAACTCTGTGGAGTAAGGGAGTTCTGCAAATACAGATAGGTGAACCATGAGATATGTTTATGATATTGAATGCTTGAAGAATCTGTTTACTGCAACTTTCGTTAATGTTGAAAACGAAAGTGATATTCACGTATTCTATATTGGGCTGGATAGACCGGATTATACCGACTTATTGAAATTTCTAAAACAGGAAATGACCCTTGTCGGCTATAACAATCGTTCTTATGACGACCCTATGCTCAGGTTTGTTATGGGTTACAACGGGGCAAAGATAAACACAGACCTGCACAACCTATCCGAAAAATTGGTCGATGACAATTTCAGGGATGATAAGACCATCATTGAACTGCGCTATCCGCGCAGGGTAATTTATCCTTGGAATTCCATTGACCTTATGACCATCCTTGCCTTTGACAAATTGGGTATTTCCTTGAAACAAACTGCCATCAATTTGAAGTGGCATAAGATTCAGGAAATGCCAATTAACCATAACGCTAGTGTACAGGATGTACAACTGCCGGATGTTCTCTCTTATAACCTTAACGATGTTTTAATAACCAAGAAGTTATATGAAGAGATTACCCCTCTCAGGAAACTGCGTGAAAGCCTGAGTGTGATTTATGGTGTAAATTTAAACTCGGCTTCTGATTCCAAGATGGCTAATCTTATCTTGGAACAAATTTACGCCAGTGAATTAAAGATGGATATCCGCGCTGTACGGGACATGCGCACCAAGCGCTATAAGGTGTTGCTTGGCAACTGCATTGCAAAGTTTGTGCAGTTCCAGAGTCCCGAATTGAAAGAAATGCTGGACAGAATATCCACCATGTATGTCTATGACTACACGTATTATAAATATTCTGAAAAGGTTTATTTTGCGAACAACACCTTTTCTCTCGGGATTGGCGGATTGCACAGCGAAGACGAGGCGGGTAAGTTTGAAACGGATGATAAACATATCATTCAGGATATGGATGTATCCAGTTATTACCCGAACCTTATCATCAACAATAATTTTTATCCAGAGCATCTTGGAACTGACTTTATCAAGGTGCTAAAAAGGATTACCGAAGAACGCTTAGCCGCCAAAAAAGCCAAGGACAGGGTTAAGGCAGACGGTTTAAAGATTACCGTCAACTCTATTTTTGGAAAGATGGGTTCTGAGCATTTCTGGTTGCAGGATGCCAAGCAAATGCTTTCCACCACCCTGAGCGGACAGTTGGGTTTGCTGATGCTTATCGAGGGATTGCACTTAAACGGCATTCCAGTTATCAGTTGTAATACGGATGGAGTTGTTTGTAAGATACCAAGAGAACTGGAAAATAAATACTACGAGGTCGCCCACGCGTGGGAAAGGGCAACGCAGTGCGAGTTGGAATTTACACAGTATAAGAAATATGTAAGAAGAGATGTTAACTCCTATATCGTTGAAAAACAAGATGGTACTATCAAAGAAAAGGGAGCATTCCTTAAAGAAGTTGACCTTAAGAAGTCCTACCACATGCCGATTGTAGCCAAGGCGCTATACGGTTATTTCATCAAAGGTACGCCTATCAGGGATACCTTGAAAAACTGCAAGGATATCATGGAGTTTTGCATTTCCCAAAAGAGCGGGGCAGACTTTGAAATCGAATTGCATAAGATTAACAAGATAGAGCACCTGCAAAAGACCAACCGCTTCTACATCAGCAACAAAGGCGGCAGTCTGATTAAAAGGCAGATATACAGTAAAAAATTAACGGGTTTATACGTGGGGCATTTGGCAATGATATTAAATGATTACGACCCGGCTACGCCATTCAGGGAATACGATGTTAATCTAGCTTTCTATGAGAAGGAAGTCATGAAGATAGTGGATGCCATCGAGCCACCTCAGCTTTCTCTATTTGAATTAGGGATTAACGAAAGAGGCATAAAAACAAAGATGAGCGTTCCTGCTCATGATGATATTAATATGGGTTTATTTGATAGTCGAATTTCGGAAGATGTTATAACTGTTGATAGATTAAATAAACTTGGAAAAAATCAGTTGGCAAAACGTCTGGAATCAGTTGTAGGAGATAATAAAAAGATAGGGAAAATAAGCCCCCGTTACATCTACATAATGGAATTCGATGCCAGAACAATGACTGCTGATATTTATTGCCTTGCAAAAGGCATTCAGCAATCCATCGGAATAAGCAAGGCGGCTTACAAGAAAAACAGGTTACAAAAGGGAGACCTTGTTTACTGTAGCAGGTTTGAGAAGATGGCTCGTGGACACATCATAGCTGACTATCGCATAACCGAAAAGATTGAGATAGATAAGAATCAGCTCATGTAACTTGACAAACACAGCAAAATATGCTATAATAAGAGGAGATAAAATGATTAGGAAAATAGAACGGTTCAATTATTCAACCCCATTTGGGAGGGTATATTCCTTACCTGACTTCTTTGCGCAGGTTGAGAAAAGGAAGATTACCCCACAAATGGGCACAATTTCAGAAGTCCTTATTGACGGGCAGGTTACAAATATCCTGATTGAGAATTGGGATATGTACCAGATAGACCCGGATTGTGAGATTATGAGTTTGCGGGAATTTGAAAAGCTTGATGGGTTAAAAGAAATCCTTTGGATTGCTAAAAAATAGGAATTAAAATGATTCTATTCATCCTTCAAAACGCATATCGTTCTGAAAAATATAAATTCAAGAACAATGCAGAGTGGTTTAAAGACCTTGCACGTTCACATACCGGGCGCAGGTTAATGGAAATGATACCCGATGGTGCTGAGGCATATGTAATCAATTCTACACCGCTTATTGGAGATGATGCCAAGAGTTGTTTTAAGTCCGACACTGGTTATATGAAGCTTATGATAGAACAGTATAACCCGATGGTTATTTGTGCCTGTGGAAAAATTGCGCAAGAAGGTTGTGAGAAACTAGGCGTAACACATATTAAAGCCCCACATCCTGCATGGCGCAGACTTTCTAAAGAAATTACGAGCGATATTAGGAGGCAGATTTATGAGCAGACACGAAGTTAAAATGCAAGACGGTACAGCGATAGCCTACGGGTTTGATGCACCTACAGGTGGTTTTTTCTTTCAACTTTATGTCGATGACCCTGAGGCAAATTATAATGAACTTGATTTTAAAAACAGTTTAACATTAACCGCCCTTGTTGATGCTCTTGCTCTGTATAATATAGTTGTTCCAAAACAGGACTTGATTAAAGAATTCATCAAGACCGAAAAGCCAACACCCTTGCAGATAAATGTTGGTAAAATGTTTGGCAAGGATGTTATTGATATGCTTTCAAAGGTAGGTCTGGATATAATGGAAAATTATAGTCTGTTCTTACCTAGCGGTGAGCCATGAGAAATAGCATAATTGATTGGGAGAAAGCCCACCTGTTCATGCCCCATGAGGGCTGGTGCGGGGTTTCTACAATAAAGATGATATTCAATGCAACCGGAATTGAAGAACCAATTGATGAGATTGCCAGATATACGTGGAAGTGGTGGTATGGTACGCCTTATATCCTGATGGTGGCTTATCTTAATAAATTCTTCTGGCTGGTAAACTACCGTACTGGCGCAACTCTTGAAGACATTAAAAAACATTTGAAAGCGGGGCATATTTGCATAATCAATTTTCAAGATGGGGATGATGGGCATTATGCGATTGTATCCAATTATAAAAAAGGTCTTCTTACCATTGTAGATTCGTCTATGGAAAGAAAGTGGACATATACCATGACACCCGCCGTTCTTCGCCAGCAATGGTATGATAATTTGACTGATTCCCTGTGGCACGAAAGGTTGTTGATTTGGGTTGACCCCAAGACAAAGAAGTAAGGAGGCACATGCCGCTATACGAATATCAATGTAATAAGTGTGACAAAGAATTTATCATGTCGGCTGATAAGCCACCTAAGACAAACCCAACCTGTCCGAACTGTGGCAGTGAGAATACAATGAGATTGTGGAATGCTCCGACAGTAATATTTAGAGGAAACGGTTTTTACACAACCGACAATAAGGAAAAGAAAGATGATACCTAATACTGTGATTGCCTGTGATGTAGACGGGGTAATAGCCGATGTACTTACCAATTGGCTGGCTCGCTATAACCGAGACTATAACGATAATTTGAAACACGATGATATCACCGCATGGGATACATCTATTTTTGTGAAAGCCGAATGTGGTAAAAAGATATTTGCTTATCTTGACGACCCTAGCCTTTATGATGATGTTTTGCCTTACCCCGGGGCGCTGGATGCCGTTAAGGAATTAAAGAAACTCGGAAGGGTTGTTTATGCTACATCATCCCCCGCTAAATCTTATGGCAGAAAATTCTTCTGGTTAAAAGAGCATGGCTTTTTAAGTGACCAGTTGGATTACTTCGAAACACGAGATAAAAGTTTGGTAAGGGCAGATTTCCTGATAGATGATTATTACAAGAATTTGGATACCTTTGTAGGCAAGAAAATTTTGCTTGCGCAACCATGGAACTACAGTCTTGAAAAAGACCCCGACTATGTCTATGGTACTTCTTGGAAAAAGATAATAGGATATATAAAAAATGACCTCGGACTATGACCACATTCATTTGATACCTAAAGAAAGAAGTCAACTAGCCCACAGGGGAGATGTGGATTTAAGAAGTTCTCTTTATGGACTTTACCCAATCATCTCTTCCCCAATGAGGGGCATAAGTGGGGCTAGGCTGGTTATTGAAATGGGGAAAAATAATTGCTTGGGAATCTTGCATCGTTTTGGCAGTTTCAATGAGAGATTTGATTCTATTGTTAAAGTAATCGAGGCAAAAGTTCCCTTCGGACTTGCCATTGGTTTTGGAAAAGATAAGAACGAATTTATAAATTCAGAAATGAAACTAGCTAAGATGGCTGTTGATGCCGGAGCAATTATGCTTTGCGTGGATGTTGCTAATGGATATCTGCCACAGCACAAAGAACGCGGAGAATTATTAAGAACACTATTTCCAAGTATACACCTTATGAGCGGAAACGTTGTAACCCAAGAAGGGGCATACTATTTATTAAATTCTGGTTTTGATTATGTTCGTGTTGGAATTGGGCATGGTGCTAACTGTACCACCAGAAAAGCAACCGGAATAGGCAGAAATCAACTGGCGGCGCTCAAAGATTGCTCTGCTGTTGACGCACATTTGGTCATAGATGGGGGCATTGATGAAGCAGGTAAAGCGGTAAAGGCTTTTGCATTCGGGGCTGAGTTTGTAATGGTTGGAAGACTGCTTGCTGAAAGTCTTGAAGCCGAACATGAAGGCATACTGTACGGCATGGCTTCTGTTCATAATATGATAGTAAACGGCATGGAAATTAAATCTGTTGAGGGCAAGGAAACAAAGGTTGAAAAAATAAAACCCCTCAAGGACATATTAACAGAATTTTTGTGGAACATAAGAAGTGCGTGCACATATTTAAACGCAAAACATTATACCCAAATAGGGGTTAAAGCACATGTTGTGGAGGTGAACGAGTGATTATTGTAGGATTACTTATTCTATTTGCTCTGATTATACTTGGGGTTATTTGGTATGTTGCAAGAGAAGGTTTAAAAATAATAAACGCAATAGATAGATTTGAAGCAGAATTGAATGACGAGCCGAAACTAGACTGATGGAATAAAATCCGTCTTTTATAAAATGGAGGACGATGGAAAATATTACTTTTGAGAACGTTAGACCTTTATCTCAAACCGCAAAACAGATACTAAACAAAAGGTATATGCAAGAAGGCGAAAAGACTTGGGATGAACTTGTTGATAGGGTAATGAATACCATTGTTCCCAAGGAAAGTGATGACTTTTTACCTACTAAGGAAATGATTAGTCATCGTTATTTTCTTCCTAATTCCCCTTGTCTGGCTAATGCAGGAAAAGAAGGGGCTGGTTTATGCGCTTGCTATGTGGTTGATTTTAAAGATACTACCGAAGGCATTATCAAGACCAAAGCCGACTTTATTTATGTCGCCCGTAAAGGAGGCGGCTGTGGCACAAGCTTGAGCAAATTACGTCCAAAAGGCTCTATTGTTGCACATAGTTCGCATGGCTATGCGGGAGGGCCGGTGGGTTTCGCTGATACGATTTCACACGACATGAAAGTATTTACGCAGGGAGGTTTGCGTGGCATGGCAATTATGTTTACCATGTCTGTTTATCATCCTGATGTGATTGATTTTATACAAGCCAAACAAAACGAAGAGGACAGGAAAATAGAGAATGCCAACATGTCCGTGGTGGTTGACAATCGCTTCATGGAATTGGTTAAGGCGGATGCTAAATACTGGACTGAATTTAATGGAGTAAAGTACAAGGAATATAACGCTCGAGACATTTTTAACTTGATTATAGAAGGCGCATGGAGAAATGGAGAGCCGGGATTATTGTTTCAAGACGCCATCGATAACTCCCCCTACATGCACACCGGACAGAAAATACAGGCTACGAACCCGTGCTCTGAACAGCCCTTGCCCCCAAACGGGGTTTGTAATCTAGGTTCGCTAGACCTTTCAAAATTTGTTGGCAAAGATAAAATAATGGATTTTTCCAAACTGGAATATGCCACCCGCTTGGGTACACGCTTCCTTGATAGAGTAGTGGACAAGTCTGTTTATCCGACACCTGAAATCAGCGAATGGGCGCAGGAAAATCGTGCCATTGGTATGGGTATCATGGGTTTTGCGGATTATTGTTTGATGAGGCAGATTGCCTATGGCTCAGAACAGTCCATATTAGAACTGGACTATATTTTGTTTAATATATACGCATGGACAAGAGATGAATCCGAGAAATTAGGCAAGACTCTCGGAGTACCCAAGGAATGCAGAAAATTACCCGCTCCCCGCAGGAATATCACGATTACAACTGTTGCCCCAACTGGTACGGTAAGCCTTATAGCGGGATGCTCGAGTGGAATTGAACCCATCTTTTCAGAGATTACTATACGCAATGATAAAACTGGTACGTATGTTTTCGAAGATAAGCTGGCAGATAAACCCTATTTTCGTTGTGCGGTTTCAGCCAACGGCGCGCAGGAAGTTACTTGGGAAGAGCATGTAAGTGTGCTGGCAACCGCACAGAAGAATGTTGACTCCGGCGTAAGCAAGACCATTAACTTCCCAACCATGACCCACAGGGACACGATTTCAAAAGCTGTCTTTATGGCGTGGGAGAAAGGCTGTAAAGGTATTGCGGTTTACCGTAATGGCAGTCGCAAGATTGAAGTTCTTACACCTAAGAACATCAAGCAGGACAAGTGCCCGAACTGCGAAACCCCGCTGGTGATGATTGCCAATGTAAGAAGTTGTCCTTCCTGTGGTTGGAAGGTTAAGATTGAGACCGAAGTTAAAGTAGAGGCATAATGGATATATATGAATATATGAAGGAAGTGGAAAGAACCTGCCCCCGATTAAAAGGGGAGTTCTATGATGAACTCCATATGGCAATTGGTGCGGCTACAGAAGCAGGAGAACTTTTGGATGCATATAAAAAAGACTTTGCTTATGGTAAACCGATTGATAAAATAAACGTTGCAGAAGAGATAGGCGACCAATTATGGTATCTTGTGAATCTAATGCGCATGTTGGATTTAGACCCTGCCGATGTGTTTGAAATAAACCTAAATAAACTTCGTGCAAGATATCCAGAAAAATTTACAGAATATAATGCATTAAACAGAGATTTAAAAAAAGAAAGAGAGATATTGGAAAATGGCGGATAGTATTGGCGTTGGTTTTGGTCTAGCCTTGGCTATGCTCAAAGAGGGAAGGCGAGTATATCGCATGGGTTGGAATGGCAAAGGCATGTGGCTGGTGATTGCTTACCAGACAGCAAATGAATTCAAAAAAGAAAAACCTATTAAATTCAATAAACAATATGAAGATATGGATGTGCTATATCTTGAAAACTTTATTGCTATGAAAACAGTGGATGGTAAACTTGTGCCATGGTTGGCTTCTCAAACCGATATACTCGCAGAAGATTGGTGTATGATAGATTAAAATGAGCTTTTTATAACCTTCAAAACAGTAAAAAATACGGTATGCTGTGTTTCAAGCATACCGTATTTTCTATTTTATATATGCGGAGAAAGCAATATTATCAAGGCGAGATTGCAATTCTTTTAACTCCCCTTTTATTTTTTCAAGTTCATTTTTTTTGGCACATTGAGAACTGGTATTTAATATATAACCAAAAGAACACACGCCCGATAAAAACCCTAGAAAAGAAAGAATTAGTAATCCAACATCGTTCATGAATACCTTCCTTACAGGTTTAACTTTTTCTCCTTTGCTTTTTTCTCTGGATGTGCAATAGCGTCTGGATGAACCGGGTCACCAAATGCGCTCATTTCGGGTACATCGATGTTGTGGTCAACCAAAATTTTTCGAAGCATAAGAACGCAACTATAGAGATTGTCATACTTCGTGCGCCAGTTTTCATTGGCGGAAGTAAGCTGTTCTACACGCTCCTGTAGGCGTGAAACTTCGTCTCTAAGTAAGGAAATTTCATCCCTGTGTGCCGCTCGTTTATCGACAGCACGGGAACTGATGAAGGCAAGGATACCAGTTATAATACCGCCGATGGCGAGAAGCAGGGTTGCATCTATTTGCATATTGACCTCCCTTTTCTTCTCATATCAGCCAGTATCTCCATGTAGCCAAGCCACGCGCAAATACCGAACACAAACATGTTAATAACGCCTGTACTTCTAAAATCCCCGAAGGCATATAATACCATCATTGTAAAACAGGCGAACATGGATAAACCCGCCATAACCATACGAGGGGTTAAACTGCCTTTGAAAACAAAGAATAATTGGAATAAACCAATTAGCATAACGGTTAATCCCCATACCCATTCTGGCGCAAGTGAGTTCATAAAGACATATGCGCTCGAAGCGTGAAATGTTTCCCACCAAGGGGAAAGTACCCACAGACCCCATAGGGAGAGAAACAGCCCGGGTATAAATTCAAGCTGTTTCTTTTGTATTGTAAAAGTCATTTTGCATTACCTCCTTATAAAAGTCTGAGTTTAATATGTTACAGTAATTTGTGGCTCTGTGTAAGTCACATTATCCCAAGATGCCGCATATCTATAACCCGTTGTGGGTAAGCTTCCACGCGTAATCCATATGCCAACTGTCTTTCCTGCACTACCTCCGCCCCAACTGGCAAGCTTTATTATTTCCTGTACCTGCCCGGTAATATCGAAAGTATATAGTGTGCCAGCCACCCAAGACGGTAGAGCATCCACAGATGTAACTGCGGCAGTCGGACTAACCGCACTCAATTCGTTATAATTGGTTGGTGCTACGGCGTTTGCTCGGTTATCGCCATATATTTTTATACTGACATCGCTGGAACTGCTTTCCGCCGCATATATTTTCAAGGTTGCCGATTTAATAGTGCCTCCCTGCGTCAAATCAGAAGCCACAAAAGGCATCCAGTTCTTGTAATTTCCTGTTACCACACCTCCTGTAGTTTCACTACCAATCCATAAACCCAATCCTAGCGTACTGAAAGAGTCGGCTCTACCCTGCACAATACCACAGTCTGCGGTAGTTGTGCTGTAGGTTTTAGTCGTTGTGCCTGTAGTTACCGCACTGCTTGTGGCACTAAGAGTTGGTTTATTTGACACCATCGCCGCTGATACTCCTGCCGCCATGGTGGGAGTAGCCACAAGCGCAACGGGATTTACCACCATTCTGGCGGCAGTGTTTTGCTGAGTGAACTGGTTGGATATAGATATAGTAAGAGCGTTGGTTAAATTCCTTTTGATGGTAAATGTATCTGCCATGGTAAACCTTTAGATTGTAATTACAATCGTGGCACTGGCAAACGTAACCTGCGTACCGACCTGTACAACGATGCTTGGATTAAGAATTATATACCATAAAATGTTTCCAAGTCTTGTGGTAGCGTTATCTGATATAAAAAGACTCTGCATTGTGCCCCAAGGACTGCTTGAACAAGATGGAAACTGTACGTTATGCGCATTGTTTAATGTTTGCGCGGTTGCGTTGCTCCACCATGCTGTCTGGCTGTTGGTAAAAGAAACTCTGGCATAACCGTTGCCCGAAGGTTCGGCTGTACCAATGGTTGACCCAAGTACAATGGTTGGGTCAAGAATGCTGGTGCACATCCCCCAATACATTGTAGCGGGGTTAGCCGGGTTATAAGTCACGATACCAAAGTTGTAGTTTAAAATGTTGTTAAGTGTTACATTGGTTGCTGGCATTTATTTTCTCCTTTCTATATATTATATAGTATAATTTCCACTAAGGTACATGGTTCTTCCGTCACCCCCGGGATAACCATTGCTATAAGTTACACAGCCCATATTCTCTGATGCAAATGATACGCCCTGTAATAAATATCCTGTAGAGGTTATTTCCCGACCTTGGATTACAATATTAGTGGTGGGTGCTATTGGTAGTGTTAAGTTAACAACGCCAGCCGCAGTTCCATTGGTTGTAATAGTAATCGTAATTCTTACAAAAACGTTTCTTCCAACAAATACATAATGTCCTATTGACGAAACAGTTGTAAATGTTCCGCTGGCGGCGGTTATTGTCGGCGTATAATAGAAGAAAGCCGGAAAAGCAACCGGAGTTGCGTCTTTACTGAAATATGTATTTGTTATTGCACCTCCGGCAAAACTATTTCCTATAATATACATGAAGTTGGCGTCCAGTATATTTGCGACATATCCACATTTATATGATGTTGAATCATCTTTCCATCTAACTTTATCTCCAATACTGTATGCGCTTGTGGTAGTAGCAACTACTGACCCGGAGTAATATAACCATTGATAAGGAGTAGCAATCCATCCATCATGCGTTCCTTTAAATAGAGGAGACGAATATACTTTATTTGTTAAAGTTTGTGTATATGAACCGATGGCACTCATGATGGTTGCCCATGTTTTACTCTTATGATTGTGAGTAGTAGATACATTCTCTACTGTGGGCAATATATCTGTGTCAACAGGAGTGGTAGAACTGACAGTTAATTGGTCTAATCTCATTTTATCATCTCCTTTTTAAATCATATACATCCCGCTCAACCAGCATCTACAGTTAGTTCCCCCCGGAAAGGTATTGTTATATTTTCCAATATCCATGCTTGCTCCCCCATAAGTACCCCCAAATAGTAATACTCCTCCCGATAATATGTCTTCTCTTCCAACAATAACTGCCGCATCAGCAGATGCAATCGGCAATGTTGAAATATATAAACCCGATGCTGTGCCAGCATTGGTTATAGTAAAAGTAAAATTAACAAAAATAGTCTTTCGATTCAAAAAGCAATATCCGGAAGAAGTATAGGATGTAATACTCCCTGCGGAGGCGGTTATTACAGGCGTCCATGTAAAAACCTGTGGAAAACCAACTGGCGTTAAATCGTGGCTATAATAGTTGGACGAAAGGGTAACATTTGTTACCGCGTTTCCTAAAACAGTTAAAGTAGTGTCTGCAACACCCACTACATACGCATATTTTTGAGAAGCACTTGCAGTCCATGTTATTCTATCTCCAATGGCATATTTTGTTAATCCACCAGAAGGAATAGTTATTGTTGTTGCAGAAGCATATGCCCATGTTTCATTTGGATTTACCCAACCATCAACTATACCAATAAAAGCAGTTCCACCACCAATTGTTTTGTTTGTCAAGCTTTGCGTATATGAAGCAATGGCGTTCATGATGGTTGTCCATGTTTTACTCTTGTGAAGGTGAGTGGTAGATACGTTTTCTACTGTAGGAAATATATCTGCACCAACCGGAGAAGCGGTACTTGGAGTTAATTCATCAAATCTCATTTTATCTTCTCCTTTTTATATCACGTAATAACCAGACATTAGAATGGTTCTACCAGTTGCCCCTGAATATGTAGTATCATAATTATAAATGTATAAATTTGTACCAGTTATATAGCCTTCCTGCTGGTTGCCTGTTGATGTTACTTCTCTTCCAGTGATAATACAAATATAAGGGCATGATATTGGCAGAGTTGCAAGTATATAAGTTGCGGCTGTTCCATTGGTTGTGATGGTAACAGTAACAACCACGTGTATCAGGCGTGCATTCATTTGATAAGTGCCTGTTGCCGAAACGGATGTAAACGTTCCGCTTCCAGCAGTTATTGTCGGTGTATATGAAAAATATGCCGGAAAATTCTTAGGACTTACTTTTTTACTATAAAAATTATTTGTGATAGTATAGTTTGTTACTGCATTTCCCAAAACTGTCAAAAGAGTACTTGTAACTCCTACTACATAAGCATAAAGTACAACACTATTAGCAGTCCACATTATTCTATCTCCAATAGAATATTTCAGCGTAGCGTTTGATGGTACAGTGATTGTTGTGGATGATGCATAAGTCCAAGTTTCATTCGCACTAATCCATAAGTCTGTTAGACCACTATAACTAACAGGAGAGGCAATTGTTTTATTTGTATATGTTCCGCCCCATGCTCCAACCGCGCTCATTATGGTTGCCCATGTCTTTCTTTTATGGTCATGAGTAGTGGCTACATTTTCAACTGTTGGAAAAATATCCGTATCAGCGGGAGTTGTGGCACTTGAGGGTAATTGGTCTAATCTTAAATTTGCCATCCGTCACGCTCCTTAACTATGAATAGCAGGGGATATGAATACAAGTCCTTGCCCGGGTCTGAATACTTTTCCAGAAACATCTTGTATGGAAAGTTGCTGTATATATTTACCACTAAAACTGGTGGTATCTGTATCAAGAATTGTTATCGTAAACACACCGTTGGTTGGGTCTGTAAGTGTACCTGTCTTTTGCAGACTAATGATACTCGTTTGCCCCCACGGGCAGAGATACCATGTTACGGTTGCTCCGGTTAAATTTACCTTGTCTATACCGTTTTCTGCATAGCAGGTAAAGGTGAGGGTTTTATCTGTCCCGGCTATAAAAGGTAAGTCTGCTATATTATTAACAGAATCATATACTGTAATTGGCATTTAGCCCTCCTTATTTTCTGGTTCGAACATCCATTCAACCAGCAATAAATCGAATGCAGAAATACCAGAAAGCTTTTCTGGATTTATGGGTAGAATGTTTATTTCAACTTCTTGCTCTAACACTATATTGAATTCTTTAAAATAAGCGTCTTTCTTATCGTCCAACACTTCTATATCCCCGTTTTCTTTTGGTGTACCATATCTTTTTACAAGTTCCAATCTTGCTTTTTCTATATCTTCCAATTCTGCTCCTATAATTTTTATGTTTTTATAGAGCCTGTAAGATGTTACACCATCGTTGAACGTCATCAGTCCTAACTTTTCAATGATGTTTTTAGAATCCAATAGATTAAATAATTTGACTTTCATCTTATTTTCCTTTTTCTAGAATTTCTATTCTTTCAAGTAATTGCTGAACTGCTACTGTGAGCATGGAAACCATTGCGCCCAAGTCCCTTCCTTCTATTGTTTCTTGTCCTGTTATTACATTTTCTGGCGGAAGGATTTCACCGTGTTGGTCTTTCAATGGTTTTCCATGTTTATCTAATGGTTGAACAAGTTCTTTTATATCTTTTTTTATATTTCTTTTTGCAAATGTTGGAACGGTTGACATGTCCAAATGACCATCAACAGTTCCTTTTATTTGTTTTATTTCGCTTAAAGCATCTCCAAAATAATATCCCATTTTACTCTCCTTTTATGGTCTATCTGTAAACGATAAGGCAGAACAATTATTATCAATCCAACAGTTTCCACCATAATCAAAAAAGAACCTCCCATCGGGGTATGGGCCGCCGTTGAATGGGGCTAGATATATTCTAGTATGGGTATCATCATCTTGCCTTACTGCATAAACTCCACCCGCTAACTGAGGATTCGTCATACCAGTATCTTGGAAGGAAAACAGAATACCAGCGCCAAAACCATTAGCCATATCCCCTGTTGTATTCACATTAAAAAGCGAAACTCCGCTCCAACCTGATGTAGTTCCTGTCTTCATTCTTGTAAATCGAGCGGCATAATTATATGTGGTAGTGCTGGTATCTCCTGCAACATCCAAAGGATATATTGGAAGAGATGTGCCAATACCAATTCCATTAGAATTCAATCTTACTATTGAGTCTGTTGCTGTTCCGGCAATAAGTGTACCATCGGTATCAACATAAAGTTGTGTGGTTGTACCACCGCGGAAATTAAGCCGTTTTGTGGAAATATCCCATAACATGTTGGCATATCCGGTTGTATTGCTTCCAAACAAGATGTCTCCCGCACCCATAGCTTCTCCGTTATAAGTTTGGGCTGTATGAAATATTGTAAATGCGGTTGAGTTCGCAGATGTAACATCATCTCCAAAAATAGTAATATCTTTTGTTAAATGAGCGTGTACTGACAAAGAAGACCAAGGAAAACCATCATGAGTAAAGATATCAAAAGTTGGGGCTGAAACAGATGACATGGAGATGCCTCCCCCGCCAACTGTCCCATAACTAACTACTGCTTGTCCTTTTTTCCAAGCAGGATTTGCATCTGCACCATAGGCAGATGCCATGTCTCTTCTGACGCTGTAGGTAGGGGCTGAACCAGTATAAAGAACGGATAACCATTCATCATCAATACCGTCTTTCATTCTAAGAATATCGTTTTGAGAAAAGGTCGTATCCCCGGAAATAGTAATGCTTCCAAGAATTTCTGTATTTAAGCTTGTTCCGTTTTCCTCTGTTAGAGTATTGGAACTTTCATCGGTAAAAACAACAGATGCGCCACCATCAGATGCGGTCATATCAGCGGATAAAACGTCTGAGTTAAGCACGAGTAATGACCCGCCAACGGCTGAAACAATATCCTTTTCAAAGACAGTACTTTTTAATTTTCCTCTAATGACTACGTTGGAAAACTCTGCATCACCCGTATCAGAATTAATATTAAAACCAGTATAACCTGTTAGGAAGTTGCTGGAACGGATGCGTTTACTAGCACCATCGATAAGAATGTAAGTTCCCGCGGTGTCTCCAACCTTGATTACTGGAACAGAACTGTCCATGCTGATTCCGACATTTGCGGCAAGGCTGTAAATTCTGGTTGCATCAATCGTCCAGCCGCCAATATGTCCTGTCAAGGCGGTAATATCTCCGCTCAGGGTGGCGCTGGTAGCTGTGATGTTACCGAGAGAATCAAGAGTAAAGTTTACAGCACGCACCAAAAGTTTTGTACCGTCCCATTGCAAATAGTTTTTTTCGTTTGAGTAAAGGGATATTTTTGGCGCATTTGAATAACCTAACCAAGCCCCAACATTATTGCCGTACTCGGATGGAGGATTTACACCAAAAGAGATATATCCTTTGCTGTTTATCTGAGCATTGGGCAGGGAAATACTGCCGATGTTTACCGTCCAACCCGCAATCGAACCCGCATTAAAGGCGCTTGCGCCCGTATTACTGCCAAGTTGTCCGGCTGTACCCAATATATCCGAATAGATGAAGGAAGAATTGTCCAAGCGCAAACTGTTCCCAAAGGTCATGGCAAAAGATGATGGGTCATCGTATGTAATGGAGAGTTCCAAAAGAGCCGCTTCTATGGTAGCCTGTGTATCGTCTTTCTTTATATTAATTACTTTTCCCAAGTCCAATGCGCTTGTGAACGCCGCGTAATCGGTAAGTGATACAAAATTTGCAAAATCTCCGGTAAATTCGTATCTCGGTTGGGATGTTTTTGCAAGAACTGTAACGGCTTGGTTATATAATATTTGTGATTGTGACTGTATTTCTGCGGGAGTCATAATATCCGTGGTGATAATGTTGTTGTTTGTATATGTATTGTCATAAATATATGATGTCAATTCCAGATGTTGAGCGTCCGTCATGTTGCTTGGATAAGAAATTATATCCAAATAGGCGTATAATTTTGTAAGTATATCTTCCAGAGAAGCGGTGATGGTAGTGGTAGGAATAATGCTCATGAATGCGGCATATAGACTTCCCACTTCGCTTATTAAATCGTTAATATAATTTGTCAGTGTAGTAATGTCTGCGGCTACAGGAGGATAGGAAGAGAATCCTGCGGCTATAAAATTAAAAAGCGTGTTTATATCTATACGAATTACTTCCAGAAGATTGGTAATCGTTGGGGTTAAAGCTGTTAAAGTAGCAGGGTTGAAGTTTGGAAAAGTGGATGTAGAATTATAAATATTTGTCCAACTGGTAATAATATTTCCAATGGTCAACTGCATGTTTGCCACATCTTCTTCAAAGTTATGATAAGAAACCCTGCTGGTAAAGAACAGACTGTGAACTATCCTTCTTAATATTATTTGTACAGTATCAGAAAGCCCCTGCATGTTTTCTATATCTATTTGTTTGGTGGCAAGCAGAATTTTCTGTGCCGCAATCTGTGCATCAATTTCGGTGGTATCCAACTGCTGTTGTGTTCTAGCCTCTTTAATATCCAACATGCTTTTTAATTGATTGTTCAAATCAGTAAAATCTGATTTCATAGCAACCAATTGAATGTTGTAATTCTCCAAAAGAGTCAACTTTGCTGTATAATTCGCCTGATTTGCCGCTACTTTAGCTTCCCATGTTGTGAGAACATTGATAAGCGCTTGACTCATCCATTGCGATGTTTTAAAATAACTAAAATTGTATATTACGTTATTTCCAGTAGGATTGACATAATGAATATCAAGACCAGCGCCCCCATAGCAGTAGAGTGCTGTGCAAATTTCGGATGTGATTTCCTTAAACTGAGTACTTTTTACAAGATTGTCAAAGGAAAGCAATATGTTCGTATTTGCGCCGGAGAGTACGTTTGTCTTGGCTGATACGGTTCTAGCAATCGTATCGAATACAAATATGCACCCGTAGGCTTTTTCCATATCGTTGACCAAGAAGTTATAAGCCGTATTGTTATTGGATGAGAAAGTTCTATAAAGAGGAAGCAGAGATGCATCAATCGTACCGATTGTCCAAGCGGGTTTAAGGTCTAACACGGTTTGCAGTAATGTTTCAAACTGGTATGTACCTATAAAACCCGTAAGTCTTGGAGAAAGAAGTTCTGCTTCCAAGGAAAGGCAGGTCACGTTTTTAACGGGCACACTTCCAGAATTATCCTCGGGGCAACTATCAATTATGTAATAACCAACCCCCTCTACAAAGACAATCATCTTGCCCTTAATAAACACATAAGCCGGGTCAATGGTTGCACCTGCGTCAGCGGATTGTGGATATACAAAGGTAAGTTCTGAGATTGCGTTATAACGTAATGTATTTTTTATTGTATATGCCAAACCCAAGGAATAAAGCTTGTCTAGGTGAGGAGTGCATAGTGTTAGGGCAGGAACTTCTGCTTGGCTGTAGTAGTTAAATAATTGATTCACCTTTCCTCCTTTTTAGCCGCCTACTTTAACGGCAATAGGGGTTGTAATCTCAATCTTATATACATTTCCACTAATACTAAGAGTGTTAACTCCCGGCAATAATCTCAGCCAATGCTGATTCAATAAATTATAAAGCGGGTATGTAACCAATGTTGAAGATATAATCTGATGGTCGCAGTCCAAGGTTACAACCTCATTTGGAAGAACATTTAGAGTAAACACTCTACTGTTGTCCGTGATATTGGTAATGGTAACACTACCACCAAATGTGTTGGCTGTAATCTTTAATGGGGTCGGATAAGTGTAGAAGCCATTTGCGCTTTCGTTTAAAAATGATACAGTATCCGAAATACTATATGAATTAGGATTATAAGTATAACTATAATATTTTGGAACTTTCCAGCCCCACGGTGCATCACAAGTAACCGTAGTGGTAAAACCACGTATGATGTTTCCTTGACGCACCACTTGCGGGGCTGTTAGAAAGCAGTTAAAATAAACATCCTGCATGTCCGGTTGACAAATTCTTAATTTTTTATAAGCTTGTTGTGCAAACAACCATGTCGAAATGGTCGAATACTGCATGGCATCAATTTCTTTTGCATCCGAATACATGGAAAGAGGGAACTGTAACACCGGGGTTTGCTCCGCGCCCCAAAACAAAGGCACGGGTCTGCGGAATAATTTAAGAGTAAGTAGAGATAAATCGTTGCTTGCGGATGTTGTAGCATCTCCTGACCCGCTGAATTCCCCAAGATATAAGCTGTAAAATTCTGACGGTTTATCGTCAAAGATGAACGTTTTTGCATAAAACATATTCTATCCTCCTTTTATATAATCGTTTGGAAAATTTAATTTTGCTTCTTTTCCATATAGAAAAAAGGCGGCAGAATCATATGCTTTAGCCGCATCACTTTCGGAATAATATGCACCAAGTCTAAAAACCATCTTTTCGTATGTTATTTGAACTTCAAACTTTTTTCTGTATTTTCTTTTACATACACCTAAATAACTGCTGGTTTTTATTTTTTTCTTACCGCGTTGTTTTCCAAGCATTGCTTCTGATATTTTTCTATTTTCTTCGACTGTGTGGATTCTTTTTTTACTATAAATAGAAATTGTTTTTCTAACTTCATCCGAACGAATTTTTCCTTTATTTGACAAAGATGCTTTCATTCTAGACTCTTCGCTAGGAATACGCCCCAATGTTCCCTCTCCACCGTCTGTTAAATTATAACCAAAGTCTCTATTTTTTGTTTTATATTTTTTTATAAAATGTATTTCTTTTATTGCTAAAGAATCTTTTTCACATTTTTCTAAAATATAAAAGTTAAAATTTTTTATTCCATATTTGTTATAAGAATATTGCAGATATGGATTTGGGTGTCTGTTTTCATGCAAGTCTCTTTTATGCCCGGTAAATCTATAAGAAATATCAATTGATTTTCCTATATATTTTTTATTATTAATTATATTTTCAATACAATAAATTCCGGCTATTTTTTCTTGCATTTTTATTCACCGCCTTTCTTAGTTAACGTACTGGTTGGTCGCTCTGGTTACGCCTCTTTTGCGAAACGTATCATTCATTTTTTCCATCAACTTGTCTGCAATACGCTCAATATCGGGTATAACATTCTTGTCCAGATTACCCATTACCGTGATTGGCATGGAAACACTTGCGTTACCCATGCTCCCACTCTTGTTCAAGTTATTTAGTGCGGATAGACCAATGGAATCTACGATGTTTTTCCTTAGAACGAATTCTCCGGGCATCAACATAGTATTAACAGAATCTTGATTAGGAATACCACCTGTAATTAAACCGCCCTCGGCTACTGGCGTAGCTATTGGTCTCATCGGTGTTGCTTTTTTACGTCTACTTACAGTTATAGTACCGTCAGACCAAGCAGTATCACTTATTTCATATGTCTTATCGGTGGGGTCTGTTCTCCATGCTGATATGCTCATTGGTGTTCTTTGAGTCTTTTGAGTAGTACCACCACCAACACTTCCCCCTACACCCCCTTTGTTACCCATTTTATCTAGAATTTCTTTTAAGGCTTCTCTAAGCTTTTCTATGAATTTGTCAATCAAGTCTATTTGAGCATTTATCATGTCTTCATAGATTCTATATTCTTTATCCAAGGCTTCAACTTGAAGGTTGTAGCTTCTGTCGGCTTGGGTTTTTTCCAAGTCCGCCTGTGCTTTATCCAAATTTTCCTGTAATTGCAAGCGCTTTGCCTGTGCTTCTTCGCTGTTGTCGAGTGAAATGGCAAGTAATTCAGCTTGTATCTTGGAAACACTTTTCTGTTTATCACGCAGGGTATCTTGATAATCAGATTCGTCTTTCATAGCCTTTAAGATGGCTTTACGAGCATCGATGATTTTCTTAAAGCCTTCCAGTTTATCTTTTAAGGCTTTCTTTTCGTTTTCGGCATCTTTTATTTTCAGGTCATATTCGTCTTGAATCTTTTTTCTAGCCGCATCTGCACCGCCTCCGCCCCCACCCCCACTAGCAGAAGCTTTCCCAAGAGAATTCAATTGAGCTACAAGTGCTTGTATTTGCAACACTTGCGCGTGAGTCATTCTTGAGCCTACGGCTTCAATTTCCGCAAACACATACAAACCATTGGCGGCTACTTTAAGAGCACCAACAAGATTATAAAGAGCAAGTTGATGATTTATTAATTCTATCAGATGGGTCTTTGCGGATTGTGTATCAAAAATAAAAGCATCTCCAACCATGGTTATATATTGTGCCAGTTGAGGATATTTACTAATAAGGTTATTAACAGTATCCGCGGTTATTGAATTGTTCTTTGCTTGCTCTATTGCCGCATTATTTATAGCATCGAATTCAGAGTTAAGTTCATCAAATGTTGGAATTGCCGAAGCAACACTATTGTTTAAATTAATAACAGCATTGGCGGCGCGCATTTGAGCATCTGTCAAATCATTAGCACCAAATATCATATTCATTAATGTTTCTGAATATGATGATGCAGATTCATTTCCTATTTCCCATTTACCGTTTACATTGTCTATTCTTACGCCCAATACTTCCCAATCTTCTATTTCTTTTGAAGTAATAGTTCCCTTGCTAATTTTATCCTGTAAATCCCTAAAGTCTTTCCAAGCCGCTTGCAGTTTTGCCATACCAACAGCAAAACCAGATGGGTCAAGCGTTGGCTTTATTACTGGTTGAGCGCCAAATTCTGCTTCTCTTGCCTTAGCATACAAATTGTAAAGATTTTCAGTATTTGTTTTTGTTGCCTCATCCCACATGCTCTTATAGAAATCTGAAAATTCCTTTTTCAAATCAGGGTCTACAAGTTTAGCCATAAAAGCTTTTTGGGCTTCCATACCCATATTGCTAAAATCAACTTTTGCCTTTGCAATAGCTTCTCTGTACTCTGCTTCTTCCATTGGGGTAAGTTTATTTTTTGAAACCCAACCTGTTCCACCGCTCTTCCCCCCGGGTTTGTTAAGAGTATATTTTGCTTCATTAAGAGCCTGTGCTTCCAAATTATAGGCTTCTTTATTTTGTAAATCTAGAAGCGCTTTCTTCGCATCTATTTCCTCTAAAATTGCTTGCGTTTGGGCTTTTATACTATCGGTACTGGTGATTATGAAGTTTCCATAAGTGTCATAATAACCTATCAACCCCGGCAAGATTGATTTTAATTGATTTTGAACATCAGTTAGTCTTTGTGTTTCGTCCGCTGTTTTCTTTGTATTTGCGCTTAAAGTTTTAAACTCTTCTGAAAGATTATAAATACTTTTTTTGTTTGCATAAAGGTCGTCAAGCACTGTTTTAGTATCTTTTATTTCGCCCTGTATATCAACTAATTCTTCTTTTGCACTTTTTGTATTTATTATAAATAATGCAAGAGCACCAATCGCTAAGGAAAGAACTAGTCCTATTCCTCCTGCGCTTGTAAGAAAAGCGAGTACTGATGCTGTAACCGTATCTATTGCCCCGGCTGTTATCCATAAAGCCGCATCTAAAACTGAAAGTCCTGCGGCATCAGCCAGTGCCGCCGTAACCATACCCACAAAACTAATAATAAGTTTTCCAACCTGTTCTCTATAAAGTATTGTAATAGCAACCCCTAATGCTATTATAACAGCCTTTAATCCACCAATCTTTGTTATCCAGTTAACGATAGATGCCAAAGTATTATTAAGGGTTATAATTAAACCATTAAAATCTTTTCCGCTTTGTACAAGTCCCTGAAAGGATGCCTTTAATCTGTTTTGTGAGGCTTCAACATTTCTCAAATAAATGGAATATCTATCCATTGCCAAACCAGCGGAATTAGCTTCTATTCCCTGTAACTTTAAAGCCATGTTCATGTTCTGCATGAGAACATTAAACATGTTACGCTGACGTACACCCGCGATTGCTTTACCAATATTCGCCTGTTCTACTTCGTTAAGAGTATTCCATTTACCAGCAAGTTCTTCAAGCACTGCACTAAAATCTCTAAAAGAGACATCGCTATCACGTAATTTTATGTTTACTCTTGATAAAGCAATTTCAACATTGTTTATACCTGTTGCACCATCTAGACCGCCTTGCCTAATATCCTGCATACGGGTTAAAATGGTCTTCATTGCCTGACCGACCATTTCAGCATTCTGTCTGGTTACAGAAGATACAGTACCAATATAAGAAACAAGTTTATCAAAAGATACGCCTACTTCGGATGCGGCGGCGGCAGAATATCTCAACGCCGTTGCCAATTCACCAGCACTGGTGGCGCTTTGGTTGTCTACTGCTACCAGTTTGTCAACCACAACGGCGGCTTCATCTACACTCATTGCATAAGAGTTAATTGTTGAAGTTAAATAGTTGGTTGCGTCTGCTGAACTTAATGCGCCAAGTTTAGAAAGCATTAGAGATGCTTGTAATAGTTTTTGGGTTTCTGCAATAGTTCTACCCTGTCTTAACCACTCTACACTTCCCTGCGCAACTTCAAGAGTCGTAACACCCATTTGCTGTGCTAATACATTAAAAGATTGTGCCAAAGAATAAATTTGTTCCGGGGTTTGTGCTCCTGCTACTTGCAATACTTGAATCTTTACCATTTCTTTGTTAAGTTCAATGGTATATTGTATAGCATCATTTAATAATTTTTGTGCTTCTCTTACTACACCTAAAGAAAGACTATAAGAGATAGTCTGCATAAAAGCGCGCTGAATGTTAGCCGCCCAACTTTGCATGGCGGTAGCCGCTCTTTTAGTAACAGATGTAGTGGCTTCAAACTCTCCGTTTAATTTCTGAATACTAGGTATAAGTTTTTGCGCCGCGGCTGTTTGTCCGGTTTCTGCAAGTTGTTTGTAAAGATTTATCTCATTCATCAAAGCAGTGGCGCTTCCCTGAATGGCTTTCTTTTCGGTCTCTCCCATGCTTTGTGCACGGTTAGCCCAATCTGCCGCTTTCTTACCCATGGCGTCAAACTGCGTTATGTTCTTGGTGATGCCAGTTAAAGTATTGTCAATATTCTTGCTGAATGTACCAACTTCGCCAGTTGCACCTTTAAAACTACCACTCAAACCAACTATTTCTACTTTTAATTGTCCGGTAGCTGTTTCCATTAGTTGTAGTTTTGTGGTTACACCTGTTAATACTCCGCCCTCCGCCTTGACAGAAGTATTAAAAGCATCAAGTGCTTTTTGAGCGGCGCTTGTATCAACACCAGAAAGTGCCTTTACACCACCAAGATTGAGGGGATTATTCTTTAAATCACCGGAGAAAACCTTAAGGCTCTCTGTCAGTGATTTGGTATCAGCTTTAAAACCTACATTAAAGGTAAACGCATTTGCCATATAACCTCCTCAACTCAAACTATATTTTCAAATTTTCTAATTCCTTGTATGTCCTGTCCTTCGCGGAAGAATCATCATAAACCGAAACCATGCTTAAATCTGACCACCCGAATATTTCCTTAATAAGAACGTGGGGTATATTCTGCTTGGAAAGCAGAGTGGTCAGATAATGTCTTAGCGCATGAGTATAAAATGGGACTTTTAAGCGCTTTTCAAACGCTCTTACCCACCCGCGCACGGTTGCGCCAGTAGCCGGAGTGCCATTCAGTTTAACAAAAAGAAAGTTATGATTTAACTTCTTGGCTTTTAAAAGTTTGGCACGCTCGAGTAACCACGCCTTGTAATAAGGCAGGAATTTTTCAGCCAGTATATACTTGTAAAGAAGTTTACCCGCTTTACCCCTGCCCTTGGTCTTTAACTGGCGGGTTGTTTCCAAGAACAACGTACCAAAAGCAGTCCTGTTTTCGTCTATCATGTCTGTTTCGAAGATTAGTAATTCTGAAAACCTAGCCCCACTACAAATCGCCAGTGCCAGCCAACAAGCCTGTTGCTTGTTGTGCTTTGACAGATATTTAAGAAGACTTTCAATTTGCTCGGCTGTCAGAATGGTTTTCTCTCTGCGCATCTCTTTTGGAGTAGATTCGACTACACGCAGAATAACATTGCGGAAAGTTGGGTATTCTTCATCGTAAAATTTTTCAATAAATGTTGACAGAGATGATAACACACTGCGCATATTATTTAACTTGGAAGAACCAACCCGTAATTCATCAACGGCAAAACTAAAGAAGTCTGCAAATTCCAACTTCTTGATATCTACAAAGAACTTGTTCTCGTTGTGTAACAAGTTCCACGTAAAGAACATTTTTAGATTGGATTCGTAGACCACAATGGTTTTGTCGCTTGTGCGGGTGGATTTCTCTTTTAGAAATCTTTGCATCAAGTCGATATTCTTTGGGTTTATCTGTTTAGTCAATTCGTCCGAAGTTATCTTGTTACGAAAAGTTATTCTTGGCATTATGATAACCCCCTGTAAATTTAAAATAAGTTATACCAACCGCAAAGGCGTCTGATTCATCAAAACTATTAAATTTAATATCAGGATTTTCTTTTAGAATGACATTTCTTAGTTCTTCCTTACTCATATTACCCTTTCCACCAACAACTTTTTTAACCGTAGTAGCCGGATAATATATTTGTTCATAATTACAAAAAATATAATTTGCAATGCCGTGTACTCTGAATATTGCCTGAGTGCTTTTATTATATAGGGTAAAACCCTGCTCGATAACAATTACCTCAGGCGTGTATTTTTTAATTAATCTAATAAATTCTTTACCAATCATTCTAAGTTTCAGCTTGGATTCATCCTCGCTTTTCGTGTCTATGGTTATCGCTTCTACGAATTTACCATCATTGGTAAAAATACAAACACCTGTGGAATTAAGGGATAAGTCAAGTGCGTAAACGTATGTTTCCATGTGTGCTCCCATAAAAGGAAGGGTGAGGCGTTTTGCCCCACCCTTCCAAATTATTTATTTTTTCAATGCGTCTTTAAGACCGGAAACAACAGCTTTTGCCGCCTCTTCAACGGTTAAAGAACCGATTACCACAAGCAGGATAGCATCGATGGCTACCCAAATATCCTGCGGTACTTTGAAGTAATTAAGCACAAGCGTCTGTAGCAGAGCTACAACTGCCAGCCAAAAAGTTCTATTCTTAAGTAATGCTAAAATTCCACTCATTTTTTATTTCTCCTTTTTATGATATTACATCAAAACCGAATTCTGTTTTTCCTGAAATAAAAGCTAACTTCATTTCCTTCATTAATTTCCAAAAGTTAGCTCTTTCCCCGGCATTTGTTTTTATGTCGTTTAACAAATCGAGATGATATAGATATAGTTTTGCAAATTTATATATATCGTTTATTTTTACTATACTTATTTTTACAGTAAAGGCTTTTTTTAATTCTTTTTTGTTCCATTCTCCGCTATCAGACCAGACAACATTGTCATACATTTTTCCGTAAATCATATCATATAATTTTTGTAAAATTAAAACCATATGTAAAGTAATCTCTTTAAACCCCATATGTATAACACCATTACCCATAACAGGTTCTATTTTAAAAAACAAAAAGTTTTGCATTTTTATTACCATTTTATATAAAGAAATAAGTTTTTTAATTGCGGCTTTGTCTCCTATTGTTTCGGTTTCTGAAAAATTATATACCGTAACACCACCAACAGAAAGAATATCTTTTTTACCAGAGTGAACTTTAATTTCTGTTGATATTGCTAATAAGTCAGCCATCGGGTTTGTGCTTTTTTCCAAGCCAAACAATTTTGCTTCTATAAATTCCCCATACCAACCGCCCATTGCTCTTGCGTCATGTATGTTTTTAAATTGAGATGTTTCTACATCTATGTAAGATTTTTCAATCATTTCATTCAAAAGGTCAACCGACATAGCCGCCGCAATATTTTCTTTTACATAATTTATTATAATTTCTTTTTTATCAAGATACATTTTTTGAAATTCATTTCCGGGGGTAAACTTTTTTCCGTCTGCATCTTGAAGTAATGTTGCCGCCTGTTCTTTTATCTTTTTATCAAGCCATTGCTCCAACTCGGGGAGGGTCATGGTTTGTCCGGTCTCTTCGTTGGTTACTGTTATATCGTTATAGGGCATAATCCCTCCTTACAAGGTTAAATCTCTTCTTCTTTTCTGCGTCTCCTCTTTTGTTCCACTTCCCGCTCATACTCACAGTTCTTGTTCGAACAGGAGATATGCTCCTTGGGAGTGGTAACCCGTATTCCATCGATTAATGTTACGATGTCCAGCACCCTTACTTGTAGTACTTTCCCGCATTCAGGACAGCGCTCTTTCAGGGTGTGTTTCAACCTGCCAATCATGGTTACGCTGTACCCTTAATGGCATCCTGCAAAATAGAAGAATTCTCGATTTTTTCGGCAAGTTCCTTGGTGTTCTTTTGAAGCGTTTCAATTTGCTCCGGGCTGACATTGGCAACCTTGTCCAGCAAGTCCTGCAATTTCTCAATGAAATTGGTAAGAACTGCGCCAGCAGTCTTTTGTGCCTTGACCTCATCAATAACATATCTCAGTTTTTGCATGAAAGCGCCATAATTTACAATGCGAGAAGTTATTGCGTCTACAAAATCAGGGTCAGCATAGAGTTCTTTATCGAGACTTTCCACTTCCAAATTTGTATTGGCTTGAAAGATATAGTTCAAAAGTTCGAACTGCGCCTCAAAGTATGCATACTTAGAACCGGAAACAACCCCATCCACGGTTTCGAAGTAGGTTGTCAAGTAATGATTTACCAGAAACGCCTGTTCTGCCATGGTCAAGAAGGGGTCTATTTCAATCTCAACACCCTTATAAACCGCCCTTATCTTTTCCATGGGCTTGTATTCGAATTTAACCTTATCCATTTGAATCTCCATATTGGGAATTAAAAAAGTACACCGCTGTCTTTAGACAACGGTGTACTTATTGTTTATAAAGGGATAATATCCCCTATTTTTGCTTTCTTGTTTTCTTCGGTAATGCCAACTCTGTAGCCATTACCATTGCTGTCCACCAGATACAGGTGTCCCTTTGCAATACTGTAAACTTTCGCCTCTAGTTTTTTGGAGGCGGGTTTACTCCTGACGGGTTCTTGTACGGGTTTGTCCTCTTCTTTGAGAACATCCTCGTCCTCGAAAATATTCATTTCGTCTTTCTTTTTAGCCACTTTTTACCTCCAAACAAGAGGGCGGGTTACCCCGCCCAATTTTAGATTGTTATGGTACTACTGTTACAGTAACGAATGTGTCAATTCCGGTATTGCCGTGGATTTTTGCACTGAATTGTGCTGTACCCGTTTGTAATGCCGCAGTGATGACACCCGTGGTTGCATTGATGGTTGTGCCTGTAGCAGTTGGAGAACCAACCAAGGCAAAGTCAATTTCACCACCATAAGGGGCTTTGAAAGCCGCACCTGATGTTGGAACTGCATAAACGTTCAGGGTAGAGTTAGTGCTCTTTGGCATACTGAAATCACCGCCAATTACGCTCAAACCGATAACATTATCGTACCAGTTGGCGGCTGAGATGACTTCAATAATCTTGGCGTAGTAAGGCTCGTTCGCGCAAGCGTCCGTGCCGGGCGCGCCGTTATAAGCCAATGCACTTGCGGTCAAAGGTGTGTTGGACACGCCATCAGACTTCATTGAGATAGTGAAAGCACCAGACAGGGTTACGGTTGGAGCAATAATCTGCACAACACCAATCTTGTTGGTGGTAACATCAGCAGAGTTCAACTGAGTTTCCATGACAAGTTTGATAACTTTTGGAATCATGTTGGCACTGACGGTTACGTAGCTTGCCGCAGACTTCAAAGCGTAATAGCGAACACAAACCTTATCTCCTGTTGTTACAGGGTCTTTACCACCACTAAGAACGTTAGGGGAAGTATCGGAAGTAAACGCCTTGGCTGTGAAAGTACCGGGATAAGTATAACCCGCGGCGGTAACAGCCCAACCCAAAATGGCAACTTTGCCATACTGTACAAGCGGAGTGTCGGTGACGTTGTTCAGAACAAACGGAGACGCGCCGCCACCGCTGGCAACTGTAACACTTTCTTCCTCATAAATATTAATACCTGTACCAACATCTGAACCAATTGTTGCGCCCAACATCTGCAAGTTCCATTGGGTATCTGTCAGATTGAACTTCATTTCGCCAGTGTGGTAATAGACATATTGCAACTGATTACCACGCCCACCACGTACAGGCGTAGAACCGAGAGTAACATCAATGGAGCTATCCAGCAATGTTTTCGCGGTGAATACAATAGCATCGTTATTGTCATAACCATAGACATTAGCGACACTTGTCAAGAATTTTCTTATAGCCATAAGATTTCAAACCTCCTAATTTTGTGGTAGAGCACTCTTTTTAGCGCTCTCTAAAGAAAGGATATTTTCAATTGTAGTTAACTCTACGGAAACATCCTTGTATTTATTATCTTCTAGTCCAGACAGCCAGTGTTTTATAAATGACTTGTCCTTGAATTCAACCATGCCAGACATGGAAGCAGATAGAAAGATTTTGTAATGAATATAAGTATCCAGCCTTCTGAGACATTTTGTAAATTTCTTCACGCTCATGGAGTAAACATACTCGAGCGTCCAACCTGTGACGATAGAAAGTGAGACGATGTAATCCTCAAGGGAAGCCTGTGTTTCACCGGATATTTTTCTTTTATATTCCTTGGCATCATCCAGTGAATCTCTTACCTCTTTGGATACATTTTCATCCGGTATTTCTATGTCATTCTGCAAACAGATTATCTTTTTTAACTCATCATAATCTTTGCTGTTATATTTCCTGTTTCCAATCGTGAAATACGGTTTTCCTTTTTCATCATAATTGAATCTGGTTATGCTCTTTTCAGGTTCTTTGAATTCATCGGCATTGTCTTTTAAACAAAGCCCCAAGAGCCTGTCGAACAAAACCAATGGTGCATTCACCTCCGCTTGTTGGGTAAGATAGAACAGGTATTCCAGTTCGGTCATTGTCAGTATTTTTGCATCTGGAATGCTGTTTTTATCCAGCAAAAAGCATTGCTCATAAGTCATCAGGTTCATATAGTCTTTTAGATATACCGGATATAAGGTTAAGTCCTTATAAGTAATTGGCAAATCAAAGGTAATGCTGTTTGTAATGTCCATTTTTGTCCCTTATGCTGAATAGGTTGAGAAGAATATCTGTTTGCCTCCAAAGGGTATCTGCCCTGTTGAAATTGCTCTGGAACTCTGGTCAGCCATTTTGTCAAAACTTAAAAGTCCCAAACCCCCGATATCCACACCATTAAAAAGAGCAAGTAACTCTTCGGTAATCGTATCGACCCGGGTCTGGTAATTTGTCAGGTGGTTTATTTTATAGTGCGCATATACTTCCATGCTAACCTCTATATAACCAAGAGTTCTGTTCATGCCAATTGCCCCGTAAGGGCATATCCTTACCATGGCAACTTCTTTTGTTAAAACGTCCGGCTGTTTTACATCCATGAAGACATTAAATTCGGATGTATCTTTTTGTCCAGCATATATCAACGCCCCTTTTTCTACCTGTGTTAAATCTGGTTTACTCCAAGCATCCGGGGTCGTATGTTTTAACAACTTCCAAATCAATTCATTGTTATCCATCATGTATTTTACACAATTGTAGGATAGTTTTGAAAATTGTCTGAACTTATTATAGGCGTCCTCCCCAATGTCGGGGATTGGAATTAGATTAGGCAATGTCATTCAACCACGCTCCTCTCAGATAAATGTCAAACGCTTTTATGTTTGCTCCGCTTGTGCAGGTTATGGTTAGATAGGAATCAACACATCTCAAAACATTTACGATTGAGAAATGATTACCATCGGTCTCCAAGAACCTGTAACTGGTTGCAGGTACACTGCGCGCATTTATCGAATAAGTAAAGGTATCTGTTTGTATAGCATTGTCCTCATATAAATAGACAGTGAACGCCTGTGTAACGCCTTCCAAGACATAGTTAATGTTTGGATTAAGCACCACATCGTTGTTTATTGCTGGTGTAGCTTTAACTGTTACCGAACAAGTATCGCTTGTCGTGTTGTCTACAATGTTTACAGTAATAGTACAATTACCGTTCTTAATAAACGTGACCAAGCCTGTAGCACTTACTGTGGCAATGGTAGTATTACTACTTGTCCATGCAAGTGGTCTTGTAATTGTATCGCCGTTATAAGTAACCACTGCGGACAATTGAAATGTATCTGCCACTGCGCCTTCAAGAGCATCCCTGCTGATGGTCAGCGTATAAAGATTCTTATAAACATCCGCAATACCATTAACAATATCGTCCAGCGAATCGTTGACAAAGTTTGCCGCTAAATCCAGCGACAAAACGTTGGCACTGCTATTATCAAGGGTTTCCTGATTTTTAAAATCATTCAAACCTGTTGCCACAACCTTGTAGCAAGTCCAATGCTCACGATTACCGAATAGGAAACGCTGGTTTTCGTTTATAAGATTGGTTCTTTCGTTAAACTGTGTAAAAATCTTGACGAAGCCCCCGGGTGTCATGAACGGAGAACCGCCTGTGGCATAATCCCTTGGCTCTTTGACCATATATTCGATTGAGCATGGCTCTATATAATAAGCACCTGTTTTTTCATCAAGCCACCTGAGAGTATTATTGCATCTACGAATAGTTGCTGTACCAGCAAGGTTCTTTATCACTTCCGTGTTGATGGTAAGCCAGTAGTTGTTATCGAACTTGTAATATTTTCCAAGTTCTATTTCGTGGTCTATATCTCTGAACAGCAAAGACTTCCAGTCATCCCCCAACTTTAAACCTGTTTCAGCATTAATAAGTGTGGTAATGCGAACATCCATTGGTTGATAAACTTGAGAACCAATAGCTGTTTCTTCCTCTATGTTCCACCAATCGGAAGAATTGTAAAACTGTTGATTCAAAGTTTCTTGAAACAGGTCAACATATTGCTTCTTCGGGTCTGTGCCTCCCGCTGGTTGAGCGGCTTGGGAAGCAGGTATGTATTTATAGTTATAGCTCATGGTTAGCCCCCAAATTCTTGATTACGCCATTCGTCCCAAGTGACTCTTTTATAGCCATAATCCTGTAACAGTTGAGAGCACTGTTCTTTGATAACATTCAAATATGAAGCTTTTTCCCTTAGGTTCATTGACTCGGAAGCAACCTTAAAGTCCCTATCCGTGACATGCAGGTTCATTTGAGTTATATCATTTACATTCTTTTGTAACCAATACTTCATCATCAGGGTAGCTAGTATGATTTTATTCTCTCTGGTCAAAATAACGGTAAACAAGCCCGTCTCTTCGTCATAATCTAAAGCTTGGTCGCATATGCTGAACTCAGCAATTGAGTATTCCAGCCATGCTTGAAGATAATTTTCGAAATCTGGTTCTGAGGTATTGAAGAGGTCAATTAACCTGTAGTCATTAACGAGTTGCATGAAGAGGTCATAGACCTCGCTTACATAAGTATTTGCCATCAGACCCTCCTTTCTTCAATTATCAAATATGTAGGGCGGGTTACCCCGCCCATTTTATTTGGTTTATTCTCTTGTTGGTTCTTGTATTGGGGCTGATTCAGGAGATATTAAAAATCTACCGTCCTCTACCTTTTCCATTATCTTAACGCCGGAAGCACGACTGAGTTTGTCGATAATATTCAAATCAATACTGTTTGGGTATTGAATAAGTTTGCTTACGACCAAATCAATGATGACGCTCTTTTGCTTATCGTTAGCGGAAGTATAGAGTGCTACAGTCTCAGAAGACCCTTCAAGAATTTGTTCGATTTTTTCCTTGGTGAGAAGTTTATTGTACGCCTCGTCAAGTCCATGGATACGAACGACCTTCGGGTTAAGGATGATAAAATAACCGTTTTTTAGGAATTCAGCATTAACTTCAATGATATCTACCAAATCCGAATATATTATTCTTTTAACTTGATAAAGATTATCGAACCTGTAAACTTTACCCTGCCCTCTTTCACGAGTGCATAAGTTAAGACGCCAGCCCAATAAGCTCATTACCTTGATATATTCAGTTTGACCGACAACAAGGTTATCTTCTTTGTCAAGACTTTCCTTGCTTTCATATACTGCCAATCTGTCTTCCAGTTCTTTCACGTAAGCGTTGTGGTCATTGCCAGCCGCTACTTTTTTAGTACCATTAGTACTTCTAGCCATTTTAAACTCCTTGGTTTATGAAAGGGCTGGCATTTCGCCAGCCCCATTCATTATAAAATTAAGCAATATTAATTCTTGCACCAACAGCGTTGGTTGCAATAGCAGAACCCCAAGACTTAGTTAAAGTAGAGGTCTGTAGTAAGTTTGCATTTGCATATACATCCGTGGTGTAAGCAAGGGTGCTTCCTTCCAATACTGCCTTTACAAGTTTCTGTGAAGAAGGAGAGATGATGTAAATATCAGTATCAGAAAGCTTCAGTGCAAATGGGTTAGTCCAATCGGCAATCTGTGGGATAACCATAAGGTCAACACCAGCAAGAGTGCGGATATAGCCAATCTTCAGGTATTCGCTTTCAACATCATAACGATAGTTAGCATCGTTAGGGAATACGGTAGAAAGGGCATTCAGTGTGCCAATAGCAATAGCCTTAGCGCCACCATTCCATGCGGTAACTTTCTGTGAAAGATTGACGAAATCGGACTGTGTATAACCAGTTACCTGTAAACCAGTTACAGCGGTAGAGCTAAGAGCCGCCATAGCGGTTGTGAAGGTGCTGTATACATCGTATGTAAAGGCAAGTTCCATAGAGCGAACAACCTTGGCTACGAATTCGGCAAGGGATTCCTTACCAGCAAGAACACGGTAGAGTGAAACACCAACGGTGATTTCACGTGGCTCAGGATTGATGACAACCTGCCCCTTGAACTGCTTGCGCATTTCGGTAGAGCGCTTGCCACGACCAGCCTTGCTTACTACGAACAAATCACGAGGCTCAACATCGAATGCGGCAGAATCGCCCCATCCGATTGCACGTACATCACTGTACATGCCGATGCTCTCGATGATACTTTCAGGCAAAATCATGTCCACCATTGCAGAAACGATGGCGAAGGTAGCCCACTTCAACATAGGGTGTGAAGCCCATGTTTCCAGAGGGAACTCGGCAAAGTTTGTAACATTGGCGATACGCATAACTTCGCGCTTGAAAGCGGCGTTCATAGCCTCTTCCTTCTCAGCGAATGAGATGGAGACAACCTCGCCCTTATCGTTTACGGTTGTGGTCTGGAATTCAAGGTTCTTCGCCTTCTCGTTGATAGTGCGATACTGATTCCAGTAATCACGGAACTGCTTGTAAACTCCAAGATGCTCTTCACCACCTGCGAACAATACTACGTTTGCGGGAATTTTATAAGACATTGTATTTTTCCTCCTATATGAATTTTGATTAAAGACCCACAACTTCCATCGTGTAAGCGAGTAGGCGTTGTTCGTCTATAGCACCAGTAGCAATACTGATGTAATCGGTTGATAAATATTTGACAGAAAGTACAGAGGCGGTTTGAGAAGCACCCCATACGAATTTCCACTGTCCGTTCGTTGCATTTCCGTGGGTATTTCCAGCCCCACCCTTTGCACCCGTGAAGCAATCTGAACTCATTAACAAAATGTCATGAAGTTGTGGCAGAAATGCTGTAAATACATAGCGGGATGAACCGCTTGTTGCAGGTACAAGGAAGTTACGAACATCAGGGTCTAACCCACGATAGTTACCTGTCCTGACAAGTTCAGGCTCGTAAGCCATCCAAAGGTCAGTCAAATGTGAGCCAGCCGCGGCTGGTTGTGTGGCAACCCATACTTCGCTTTCATCTGCAACAGCAGACTTGGTAAGCAGAGCCATGATATTGCCATTTTCTACTGCCGTTGCACAATATGCGGAACGTACCCAAGCATCTACGTTACTTGCGGCAATAAGTTTTGGGATAATAACACCATAAGCCATTAAATTTTCCTCCTTAGATTATTGAGTCGCCGTTATACGTGAACGACTTCGAATTGATAGGCTACTATGCGCTGAGTATCGATACCACCAGTACCCAAGCTAAAGTAGGTTTTCTTTAAATACTGCGCCGCAAAAATGCTTGAGCCAGCGCTCGCCGCCCATTCCATTTTTACACCACTTGCATCAGTACAGTTAACAAAAGCGCTTTCCGCTCCTGTGCCTGTTGCCAAACCATCACCAGTAATGGTGAATATGTCGTGAGCACGTGGTTGATAGATTGACATAATTCTAGTTGCTTTAACATAGAAGTTACGTACGTCAGGGTCAAGACCGCGATAGTTGCTAGTCCAGACAAGTTCAGGGTCATAGACCATCCAAACATCTGTCAGTCCAGCGCCTACAGACGGAGCAATTGCTGTCCAGACTTCTTTCTGTCCAGCGGCTACACCATAGGTGCTCAAAAGAACAATGTTGCCATTGTCCAAGTCCACCGCAGATACAGCAGAACGATTCAATGAATCAATATTCGTTGCGGCAATCTGGTTGGGAACTAAAATTGCATGAGTTGCCATTGTTTATTTTCCTCCTTGTTAGTCTTTCTTAGTACCCGCCCAAATATCATTCTGAGGTGCAGGAATCTTTGTAGTAAATGGTAAACCCATTCTTACAATTTTTTCTTCGCCCTTAGCGGGTTGCTTTACGGCGAAATCGTACACTTTAGCCTTGCACTCGTTTTTCCAAGCGTCAATCTCAGCATAGGAGAATTTTTCAGCACTTGCGCGCATTTCAGCCATGGTCTCATCAGGAATAACGACTTTTTCAGCCATTTCCTTTAAGCACATTTCGACTTCTTCTTTCTTTTGATTGGCTTCGGCATCTGCCTTGTACTTCCTGAGTTGCGCCATTTCCTCTTCTTGCTTTGCGAACTTGGCGCTCAACTTGCACATCTTGGCATACATTGCGGACATGATGCTGGCAGGATTGCAGTATTCTTTAGCCATTTCTTCCTTGGCTTCGGCATACTTGGCAACCATTTCCGCGTTATCATCCGTCTCTGCTTCCAAATAGGCAAGCATAGCCGCAACATCCAGATAAGCATCCAAAGACATGCGCTTCATGGATGGCTTATCTTTCATTTCATCACCATCCGGTTCAGCTTCCATCTTCTCTTCCTTATCTTCTTTCTTTTCTTCCTCAGGAGATTCGGTTTTTTCTTCCTCGGGGTCTTCTCCCTTCTCTTCGGGAGCGGCGGCTTCCAGTTTCTCTTCTTCCGCCATTTCTTCCTTTGGTTTTACTTCTTCCGCCATCTCTTCTTTTTCCTTATCGGACATACTTTCCTCCTTGTTTTTCTTTACCCACTTGCCATCTACAACTTTGTGAGTTTTCTTAAAGCTAGAAATGGCAACAGCCCATCCGTTTACCTTGTCGGTTGTGCCAACGGCATCGGCTTGTTTTGCTATTTCATTGGCTTGCCCTAAAGTAATCGGAGGGGTAATACCCTTTAAAGCAGGGTTAATTTCACTTACATTTTTATAGGGCATTGTAAGTAATCCTCCTTCGCCAAAGTAGCTTTGGCTAGAATCAATTTTTTCAATGGCATCAAAAATATCCTTGCTCCACAACGCGCCTTCCTTGCCGCCAAAAAAGTTGACACGAGTATCAACTGGCTTGCTAAAGAATTTAACCATCTGGCGCACAATTGTAGGAGTTACTTTTTCATTTGTTGCCAGATATTCAGCCATTGCCAAAGAAACAGATGTTGCTTTTATGCTATTACTGTGATGTAATTCCAAAGCCATCTGCACGTTTTTCTTCACATCCTCGGGAATAGCAAAGTCAATGCCTTCATATTTTGCAAATTCCTTATTATAGGCATCTTTGTATTCCTTAGAGAATTGAAGAACGGTAGCCTTTGCCATGGGAATGGCGGGAGTTACGAACGTACCCAATACCGTCACTGCTTCGAACCTGTAGTCTTTCAACTCGATAAGGTTACCCTGCATTTGGGCGGAATCCAGTACATTCATTTCAACACTGACGGGTTTTTCCCCGTCCCTCTTGAAGAAATCCAAGAGTTTACCGCTGTATCTTTTCCAAACATAGGACAAGACACTCAGCATGGTTCTACCATCGTCCATCTTTCTGCTCTTTATCTCTGTATCCTGAGGAATAAACCCGCATGGGGCTTCCTCAGGGTCATGTGTGCCTATATCATCCAATATCGGGTCATACTTCCAAACAACCGGGCAATTTTTAATTGTATCGGCTGTTTTCAGTAATGTCTCTTCGGAAACATAAGTATCATGTTTGTTCTTTCCAGAGGCAAAGAAATCCAAGGAAAGAAGGGCAAAGCTAGAGTCCGGGTTTTCATTTACGAGTTCTGCATTGCTAATTGTAAAACTAAGTTTTTGGGTCAATAGAATTACCTCCTTTCCTACAATATTTTTTCAGAAACAGAAATCCAAATAGGTACTTCTTCCAGTGCCTTTTCTAGCGCAGTTGTTTTAGCGAAGTACCATATGTTTCCCTCCCGGGCAAGCAGGGGAAGATTCTTATTATATATCAGAAATCTGGCAAGATGTTTTTTGCAAGCATATTTTTTAGGGATGGTCTCGGGGTTTGTTATATACATATTCTACCCTACTTTTGTCCGTCCCAAACCATGACCTTGAACCAATCTGTACCACAGATTTGAGCATGGTCGTTCCAATCCATTGCCTCTTCGTATTCAGCCTGTTGCAATAAAAGCATCTGGCGCATACGTTCTTCAACAACCGGATTGCCATCGTCTATCGCTTGCCTTTTAATTTCATCAAGGGAGGTCGTAGTGATTATCTCCCTTTCCAAATATGCGCTGGCGATATCGGTTACAAAACCGATGCGCAGGATAACTTCATCAACCCTGTGTAACATCACAGGTGCATTTAAATCCGTCAACAAATTATAAATAATCAGAGAGTGCCCGGTCTCTTCCTCGTGTTGCTGTTCAAAATGCTTGGCGAGATTATTGAAGCCCCTGTTTTTAAGGTCAGCGGCAATAAACAAATAGATATTCGCATTATATTTTTCTGCCGCTAATTGCTGACAGAGTGATGCGCATAGACCATCATTAATTAATTTTATCATCTAGGCTTACCTCCTCTACTTACATTAGCACCTGTTGCCCTTGTTTGTGCGCCTTCTTCCCCCAATTTGGACGCTGGCTTTTTAGGTCTGCCAGCAGAACCGGCAGGTTCTTTTAGAGCTACAGGCGGCTTAACTCCCGCACCGCCCGGAGCGGGTGGTTTAGGCTGTGCTTTGATTACTGCAATCTGGTTGGCAACCATAGGAGGCGTAAGTTTCTTCATAAAGTCCTGTGCGGCGGCTTCTTCCATATGCCTTCTAAAATCAGCAGGTTTCATACCCAATGCGGCGGAAATTTTCTGCGGCATTATAATACCCTTTTCGAACAGAGCCATTGCTTTTTCAAATCTTGAATCCCTGTCCAAGAAGAAGTCCGTACCTTCAAACGCTAGTCTGAATTTGAATGTCTTTGTCAGTTTGCCAATAAAGTAGTTCATAAAATCTTCGAACTGTGGATACAGCCCTTCCATCATCTGTTCATCAACGTTCAGGCTCAACTGCGTTTCGATTGCATTTGGCTTGACATTGCTGGTAAAGATAAGGTTGGTGTTAACACCGCTTAAAGCATAAACAGTCCTAGAAAAACTGTCATACATGTTTACTTCTGTATCAAAACTTATACCTTTCATATTGGTAAGAGGCGCAGATGCAACCTTGATTGCTTCGGAGATGGCGCTTTTCACCAGCGACATGAACTTGCCTAGCAAGTCAGGGCTGATGGCAATGCTGTCCTTTACAGTAGCCTTGGCAGTTTTGTCAAGCATGGGTACTTCACCCATAATCAACTTGCTTGCCGCCGCCATATTCATGTTCTTTTGCAGATTACGCATAAGCGGTTGCAAAATTAAATCATTGAACAAAGGACTGAAATAAGGCAGTCTTGTAGCCAGTTCAGGTGTCAGCTTAAAGCAAACACCAAGCGTGGTTGGTACATCCACCCAATAAATCCAAGTAGACCTGCTTCTTGCTTCGGGTGGCAGGGATGGATTATAAGTTCTGGTTGGGTCTCCATCACCCCATAATTCTTTGTATTTCTTTGTAAAGAATGGGGGGTACATATCAAGAGAAACGCCCGGTTGCAAGAACCAATACATATTAAAGCTGAACAGGAAACCGCCTTCCCACCTGCCTGTTATTTTACAGTATTCGGAAGGAAGTTCTTGTAGCACATACTGGTTACCAGTATCCATAAAACACGCAAAGAATGCGTCATTTCTTAACATCTCTTTTACAGCTAAACGGAGTTCTTTTTTATATTCGAACTTTTCCAGAAAACTCTCTACAGCTTTAAGGTCTTTCTTGTATTTTGGAGTATCATAATCATCTGGTTCTGCGTTGGCTGTATAAGTCACATCGAAAGCCAGCATGTCTGCCAGATAAGAAATCAACTTCTTATAAATCATGGAACTGAGTTCAAAATTCTGTGAGAATTCTTGCAGTTCCTTTTCACTTGATTTTGGACTTGTCAGAGCCTTGTCCAACATGGCTTGTGTTGCCGCCATCGGATTAAGCGTAATATCCTGCATACGTGCAGAAACCAAATCAGGTGTCAAGATAGTTGCGCCGTAAATGCCGCCGCTGTAACTTCTTGCATATTCGATAATACTCCAAACTTGCTCTTCGCTAAGGAGGGGCTTGTCTTCAACGGGAGCAACTTTTGTTTTATTGTTAGTTCCTTTTGCCATTTATCCTCCTTTGCTTAGTATACTCTCGCAAATTCGAGAAATTCTTTTTCACTGTCACCATCGTATTTTTCCTTTAGAAGTTCAATATCCATTAATGAAACATAGTAATTCAGATAGCTACAAGAAGTATATCTATCTTTTCTTGCGCCTTCTGGTTCTATTAATTTTATTAAACCGTTGACCATTGTCATTTCAAGAGATATGGATTCGTTTATTAACAGGCTTGTTTGTAAATTTGCCTGTAGTAAATAAGCACGCATAGCCATGTCTTCGTCTTGGTCTAGAATATCCTTGTTACCGGACTTTATTAAAAATTCTTCCTCGGAGTTATCGTCAACCAAGAAGCTGACCAACTTCTTCTTGAGCCTTTCCTTGAACTTTACTGCAATAAGCGAGTTTAAACCCGCATTTGCATAGATTGGAAAGATACAACCGAGAGCATCCTGTCCAAGTGTTCTGCTAATCAATTCTTCGTAAACTTTATCATCCACGTTTTCAGAATTCATTACGGTATAAGCAGGATATTCAACCCCGCGCACTTCATCTTTGGTAACAGAAGAAAGCGCATCAAAGACGCTGATACCTGCGTTAGCAATATCCAGTACAAGAACATCCCCTTGAAACTCCTGATATATCTGTTTTACCCTTAGTGCCTGAGAGTTTGTATTTTTACCATTATGGGATTCCAAATAAACTATTTCTGTAATCCAACCTTTTTTACTCGGTAGAAGTCTTGCACAAGTAATAATCGTATTATCGTTCGTAGCACCCGCACGCATAGCCACATCCACGGATACAAGACGCATCTCATCGGATAATTTAATAATGTCATACGGGTTTTTTCTGGTCTCTATATAAGTTTCATCCTTTATGGGACGCCATGCCCTTTTAATGTTGCGATTAAAAAGACCAAGCTTGTAAAAAGATGTTGTAGATGAGCCATATGGGATATTCCCATATTCCATCAAGAATGTGATAGGGTCTAAGTTTTCCTTTTCGCTTATCATCTGCTTCTTGGTTTTAATGCCGTGACGCAGTAAGATAAAGTAATCAAGGAAGATAGCCTTTACATCCGGGTCACCGTTTGCAATCTTTCTCAAGAATCTCTTTGTTTCAGCCCACCACTCGTATGACTTGTAGTGCGCGCTGGTGATGATTATTTCCTGTGGCTCTTCTTTAAGTTCTTCAATTTCAGCATATTCTGGTTTTTTCAAATAGGCTGGCTGTCTGGCGACCAAGAAAGGGCGGATAATAGAATCAATGATAATATTTGGAATCAAACGTCTTTCTTCCAAAACAGTAACATGGCTACGGTGTCCACGACCACCCTCTGCGGATACCACCACGTTTATCTTTGAACCGTTGTGAAACGTCATTTCCCACTTGTTCTGGTTGGTGACGATATTTGTTGTTTCTCTCTGGATGTTCGGATGCTCATCATGGAGCATCTGGCATTTTTCAGAGATAATCAAACCTGCCTGTGCCTTTGTAGAGGACGCAAGTGCGACAATCGTGCCCGGGTACAAAATGCATCTGGCAATTGAATAAACTCCAATCAGCCAAGATTTTGCACTGGCACGGGAAGCAATTCCTATAAACTCGGTAGAGCGCGCAATCATGTTAATCCAAAAACGCTGATATGGATAAAGAGTAACCCCCATATAATGTTCCACGAAATAACTTGGGTTCTTGCGATAAAAGGTTATCCAAGATTTGAGTCTTTCTTTTTTCTCTTTAGCTATTTCCACCTCGGTCAGCATTTGATTGACTTTTTGGTTTGCTCTTGTAAAAGGCTTCATTCCTTTCAAATAAGGAAACGGCTTTATTTGCGTTTTTTTGGACATGCTTGCTCCTCTAGTCTAGTTCACCATCCTTAATTAAATCATTGTCCATCCTTGTAGCGGTTTCAACCAATTCATCATCAACCTCTTCTGAATCATCGATATTGAAGTCCTTGCTACCTGTTATGGCATTTTTTAATGGACGAACTATGAACTTTTGAAAATACTCTTCCGTATTGCCGACATCCCTGTATATATCCCCGCGCGGGTCTGTTTTCAACCATTGTGCAGGTTCACTGCGTTCGATATCTGCTATCCATAAACCAAAAGCATCTCCGCCCTGCGCTCCCCCCGTTGCTTTTGTGTTAGGGGAAACAGCCAGAGTTTTCATCAATGTCTGTAGTTCTTTTATAAGGTCGCTCGTATCGTGGTCGGCTTTTCTTTCATCTTCTATTTTAAGAAGAGTATAACATACCTGTTTTAATAAAACTATTTCAGCATATGTTTCTGCTTTATGGGTTTGCTTGAAATTAGCATATTGCATTTCCAAGAATGGTATTTTTTCTCTGCTTATACTATCACCCCAAAACTCAAGTACGTCTTGAGGAATAGGTGTTTCCTTGGTATTAATTGCTTTGTCGGTAAAAATAGTACCCACATCCTCATAGGTATTATCTTCCATGGCACTCTTGTCCATGCTTTTATTGGTAGCAATAAGCTTCTGCCTGTAAATTCCGAAAATCGAAGTTACATTCTTGCCTCCCTGTATAAGCGTATTGATATGCGCTTTGGTGGCATCCATGGCTTCATTCGAAAACTTTACATTCAAAGACATGCACATCTTGTGCACGGTCTTTTCCATGCTTTGATTTTGTGCAAAGAGTTCATCATATATCTTTTGTATGCATTCTTTACATACACTAAATAAACCGTTGGCGTCTATAAAACCTTTATCGTTACATTCGTGAAAGTCTTTTGCCGGAAGGCTTTTCATACACTTGCGACAATAACTTAAGGTTACCGTCTGTCCCGTCTTGGTAGTGACCGCCTCGGGTGGTTTGATAATTGGCATTTTTTCCTCCACGAAATAAAATTCGTATTTTAAATGCTTAGGGGAGAATTGAACTCCCCCAAACACCAGTTAAGCATTAAATTTTTCTAAACATTCCCAAGAATGCGGCAAAACAACCGTTTGGTTTAGGAGGTTGTGGAACGCCATTAACCTTTTCCACAGCCGCCAGTGCTTCACCGCCATATCTGAATAAAACTGAAAATTCTGAAATCGGTATGTAGGCTCTGCCCATTATACCCCATTCATTGCCCCAAGAGTTCTGAATACCGAATAAGGCGTCATCTTTGACCTCGTTAATAAGGTAAGCGTGCCCTCCGGCAACATCCCCTGTTGGGTGAATTACGTTTTCGGAATCCGGGGTGAACATATCATTTGTCCAATCCGTACCAATAATCAGTGGGCCTTTGTTCACCAGCCAGTATTTAATTTCATTGACAGAGGAGGCAAATGCATAAGCATCAATCATGCCTTCCTGCCTGAGTACAGTTGCCGCAGAACGAACGGTTGAACCATTTTCCTGCTCGGGTTCGCCATCCACAATCTTGCATTTGTAATAGAAACTGTGTCCGTTCGCATTTGTAAAAGCATCCTGTACAGGAAAGCAAATGCCCCAATCTGCCATGGAAAATCCAACACAGTGTCCGGTGTCACCTTGGTTCAATGTAGGGAGCGCAAACTCCCAACGTGTATCAGGTGCAACAAAAGCATTCGCGCCTTTTCTCGGCATGAATGCTGAAAGGGAATAATCCCTTGCATCGAACTTGGAGCGATTTCTACCTAAAGGATATATCATAAACTGCCTCCTGCTTTGGGGGAGGAATTAACCTCCCCCTTATATATTGTTTAGATAACCACAAAGTACAAATCAACGAATTTTACGCCGTTGAGAGTACCAGCAGGTGTATAAAGGCTGGTAGGAAGAGTACCGCTAGTTGCAACTGTACCTGCATCTACTGCGCCATCGAAGTTCTTAACAAGTACCTGTCCTGTATTATAAACAAGAACAGGTAGACCAATCTGGTCATGCACACCAATGGATACGGTGTCTGTACCGCCATGTGTTTCAGGTGGTACATGAATGTTAGTAACAGTCTTGAAGGCTTTTACACCATCAATCTCACTAGCACCGCTTAAAGCGATTGTGTCTGTAATAGCCGCACCATTAAAATCAGTACCACTAATTACAACGTTACCAGAGCATCCACCCGCATTAGCCTTAGCGCTAACAATACGGGGTACATCCGGGTTAGTGATACCTGTGGTAATGTCCTGTCCACCACCAGCGGCAGTCAGCGGAATAGCGGCATGTACATAAACAGCAGTACCCAAAACAGGTGCAGTTCTATATTTAACTACAGATGCAGGTGCTATGCTTCCCGCGGCGGGGCTGGCAACACCGCCATATTCCAAACTATCAATACGAGTACCTAAAGTACCCTTTTGTGCGGCTTTATTCATATTGTTTAACTGTGTCTTTTGCTTAGTTGTTAATCTTGCCATTATAAATCTCCTTTTATTAGCCATGTATTTTACGGGGCACGCCCCCGTGATAACGACATAGCGCAAGGCGGCTACAGCTTGCACTCAAATCCGATAGCAAAAACCCCTGAATTAATCAGGGGTTTTAGAGCCTCCAGATGGGCATTGAACCATCATCCTCCGCTTACAGGGCGGTAGCATCTCCGTTTATGCTTTGAAGGCAGATGCAAGGATTAATCACAATCCTTGCAATTTATTTCTGTAACATGTCTGCTTACGACAAAGACAATGTTTTTCCAATGTGCCTTTGTTCTGGCAGGTAGCTCTTCCCATTTTGCCACATCATCGTTGTTTATTCCAACATGGGCTTCATAGGCTTTTTGAGCCAATTTGTTTATTTCATCTTCTTCTAACATTTTCCTCCTTTTGGTAGAGTAAACGGGCGGGGAGGGGTTCTGCGCCAATTAGTCTATCTAAAAACTGCCACCCCGAATAAACGGAATAAACAACTAATAAATAGGATTCCCACTTTGTAAGCTGGCGAGGCTTGCCCGACTACGCTTATATCGTAACAGCGCTGTACTCTTCGGAGTTCAATACTTCTAGCATTGCGTCATAGGCAGTTACACCTACGGCGTTTAAAATGCCCTTAAATACACTTGGAGACTGTCCGCTTGCAAGCTGGATACCGTGCTCATCCTTGGTGGCGTGAAACACGTTGCCGTTGCGGGAGTCAACATTCCAATAAACCATGTCTGGTAGTTCGTAACCAGCATGTGCGAATCTGGTCTTTAGCTCGGTAGTGAAGTCAACCTTGCGGCTGGTGCTACGACTATTACGGCTCATGAAACTATAACCGTTTTGAACACTATCGATTTCCATATCGGAGATAACCACAATCTTTGCTGGCATGTCTTCCTGAGAAACCTTGTTCTTTACAGCAACATCCAGAAGCAGTTCGAAAACAGCTTCCAAGTTGGTGTTGGAGTCGTCATGGTCAACGCAAGCAACCTTGTCCTTAAGAGTTGCACCCTTAAGCGTAATGAAATGAGGTGTGCTTGAGAAGGTCATGAACTGGTTGTGGAACTGCCCCTTATTGTGCTCGGCAAAGTAAATACCAAGACCAATGGAGGTGCAAACAGGACGACCCTGCATAGAACCGGAAGTGTCCGCAACAATCAAGACATTCTCCCCGTTTTCCACATAATTAGGAAGAGCATTCCACTGTGCTTCAAGAGTCTCATCCCAAGAGGCAAGACCGTATACATCATGACGACCACTATAATAACCGCGTCTTCCATCCGTATAGTAACCTGCGCTCAAACCAGCCTTTTCCAAGATATCGTAAGGGTAAAGAGTTGCAGAGTGAATAACTGCATCACCCTTCTTGACAGCCTCAAGATACTTGACAAAACGCTCACCATCGTGCTTTGAGAACGCCTTACGGCTGTTCGTCATAGCCTTACTGCAAACCTTCTCGAAATCAATTTCATTCCAGTTGTTTGCAGACATTTTCTTTTCAACAACCGCATTACCCAACGCACCACGAATGTTGGAAAGGATTCTGCGGTAATCGCGCTCGGAGAAACCCAACTTGTTGGCGGTATAACGTCCCAAAGCGCGGGTCTTCAAAGAAGATGAGTTAACGGACTTGAGCCACTTTGCAAGCAAAGAAGGACTCTTGCCCTTGGTACGGATTGTCTTAATATCCTCTACCAATTGGGTGCTAATAAAGCCCCACATCTCATTTTCTATTGGAGTATCAATGAACATATACAGGTCGTCCCAACGTCCAAAGACAGGAACAAGGTGCATGTTCTTTTTCATGATTTCTGGTACGTTAATAGCCAACCAGCGCCACATGAAACGGCTGACAGTACGCTCACCCAAGCCACCGCGAATGTTACGTGCATAGAAACTTAACTTGGTAGCAAGCAAGCGGTCTTCCGCAAAAGCGGATGCGAACATGTCGATTACATCGCCCGGGCGGGTGCGCAATGCACCAACCGTGCCATATAAATCGAGTAAAGAACTTCCAGTGCTGGAACGAGCAATCTGTCCGTTCTCCGTGAAAGTCCAGTTGAATTCCTCACCCAATAGAGTTGCGAAATTCTTGTTCATTGTGAATCTCCCTTAGAATTTTAGTCTAGGCACATTTCGGAAAACGCTGTTAGTGCCTGAATTCTTATTTGGCTAGACACCCTTTTCTCCAATTATCATTTGGGTTTTCATTTGGGTTGCTGTAGGCGTCTAATTTTATAATTGCATCAAGACAGTTTGTTTTTATTAAAAATCGCATTGCAATTTTTCTCGGAATCGAACCAAGTTTATCCAGTTGTTGTGTCGCTGTAACTGTCTTTCTTATATAATCTTATGCAAGACCCGTAAACATTTCACATTAACAGTGTGGGTTTTTTGAGTTGCAGTGAGGGTCTTAAATTTATTATTTTATGCAAGGCACTATTAACATTTTCATCCATTGAAAGGTTTGTTTGGGTTGCTGTGAGTGCCTTCTTACTTGCTGACCATTATCAGCCTTTCTTTCACTCTTTTCTATTTTCACGGCTCATTTTGAAGTGACATTCAATTTTTTGGGGTCATTTTGTATTTGGGTTGCTGTATAAGCCGTAATTTATATATTCATTATACCATATTTTTCATATTTTGTCAAGACTCGGTTTTTAGCCTTTTTTCTCCGTCATGCTTGGGACGCAATATCCATAACTGTAAGTATGAATGCTGTACAAAGTCTTTAGAATATGAATTCGTGCCGGGACGCATATATTGCGCTTTATCCCGGTGACATCCCATGGATTAGACCCCTACTTTTTTTATATCCAAGGCTCGTTTTTTTCGGGGCTAACCCTCGGGATGGCTGTGCCATCAGACGGTTTTTCAACCAAGTTTGGGTTGCTGTATGAGCCTTATAGCTGGCGGGAAAGGATTCGAACCTCTAACCTTGACGTTCAGAGCGTCCTGCGCTACCGTTGCGCTACTCGCCAATGTTTAAGCACATTTTAATGTGCCATATGCCTTTTGCCTATATGCTATAATATTATCATCCCTTATAACATAAGAAAAATCGCTTTTTGAAAGTCTTTGCATTTCCCTATTTATTTCAGAAGGATTGCAATTGCGCCATTCAAAAGTAATACTATCTATTGCGTCTACATCGAACTGCTTCAATATCTCGCAATCATGACCTTCGGCATCTATTTTCAAATAATCAATCTTTTCAACTTTATGTTTTTCAAGAAGGTCTGCAACTGTTATCATTGGTAGTACTATTTCACTCAAAATGTTTCTTGCATTATCAGTATGGTATTTATGTAAAGAGCCTACACCTCTCATCCAATCTCCCAAATTCATCCTCTTTATGGTTTCTTGGGTGACATAGTAAAAAGGAAAATTTCCTCTTTCAGTTCCGATAATTGAATTTTCGTAGGATACACCTTCTACACGCTCAATCAGATTAAAATACTCGGGCACTGGTTCTACAACCAAGCCATTCCAGCCCTCATCACGAGCCAGATAAACAAGATTTGAAAAGTAGTTTGCACCAATTTCTACAAAGAATTTTTTCATTGACTCCTCTTAAATAAGGCAGGTAGTGAGAGATTCGAACTCCCGTCAGAAGTTTTGGAGACAACTATCCTTCCACTAGACGAACCACCTGTGCATCAGACGCCATTACTGGCGTCTAAAGAACTTTTTGTACACATGGTACATAAGGCTGTGGAGCAGGTGGGTTTCGAACCCGCGACCTCTTCAATGCCATTGAAGCGCTCTCCCAATTGAGCTACAACCCCATAGTGGACTAGACGAGACTCGAACTCGTAATCTTCTCGTTGCGGACGAGACGCGTTCCCGCTTGCGCTACAAGCCCATACTAATTGTGTTACAGTGGACACGGCGAGACTCGAACTCGCAATTCCTTCTTGCAAAGGAGGCGTTTTCCCGATTGGCTACTACGCGCCCATTTTGGGGGATATTATTCCCCCTTTTTTAACTTTTAATTGAGGAGCAGGAGAGTCGTATACCTGCCAATTTAAGCATGAATAATATTATACCACATAAACTTGCATTTGTCAAGGGCTATTATCCATAGGCTTGCGAGTATTTATTGACGGACTTTAACCGTCTCAAAACCCATACGGGTTTTCTCATCCTCAATCTATATATCATTATACCACACTTTTGTTATTTTGTCAAGGGTATAAAATCTTTATTTTAATAGTGATTGGTCAATAACAATCTACCAATTACGGTCTGTTCCCCACTGGCTTGATATGTTACATAAACGTGCCATAGCCTTACCGTATAATCCGTATGGCTTCCTGACCATGGATTTACTGGCATAGCGGCATATGAATTGGTATCGTCTTTAAATGAATTTTGACCAGTTGTAGTGCCATAGTAAGCCAACGTTGTGGAGGTTGTGCTGGCTTCTGCGCCGAACCAGTACGTAGTATTGTTTGCCAAAGCATATGGGGTATTGAAGGTTACCGTAAACCAATTAAGTGATATTACTCCAAATGTAGCTTGTCCATTAGCCAAAAGATTGTTTGGAAGATTGCTGGAATCAGAATATAAAGCAACTTTCATATCTCCGGTAGTAGTTGCATTTAGATACCAACTCATGCTTACAGCATTTTGTCCACTCACAGTACCGTCTGTTGTAAATTGGGCATATTTTGCCGTACCGCCTGTATCAATATAGGAACTTGCACCACCTGTGTCCTGATTACCAAACCAGCCCATATTCCCTCCTTATATCTTTTTGAACCATATAGTTCCAAAAACACCATCCGGTTTTCCAAATTTGTCTGTCACCGCTCTTACAACCTCGGGGAAATTATTTGGGTCATAATCATGCCCACATATTAATTTTTTTGCTTTAGGATACCAGTTATTGATGTCTGATAATGTTTCTAGATATGTATGCCCCGCATCAATAAAAACCATGTCCACTGATTTAGTAGTAAATCTCTGTGATGCTTCATTGGTAGTCATTTTTAAAACATTTATATTTTTAAATTCTTTTGTATTTTTCAAGAACTCGGAATAAATATCCTCGCTTTCGGAAAGTTCTTTTGTTCTATCTCCAATACTTCCAAGCCAGTGGTCTACACACCACACCGTTCCTTTGCAACCGCTGGCTAAAGCGTGTGTACTTCTACCTTTCCAAGAACCTAGTTCTACTATACTGTCCATTTGTTTTGCTTGATTATATAAAAACTCCATTTCACTTGGAAACATCCAGCCTTCGATTTCCGGTACAACATACTCTGAAACAGCGTAATTATCCACTCCTAATTTTATTTTACCAACATGATGTACGTTCTGGCTTAAATCATGGTCAATCCATATTTTATAACCATATTTTCTGGCTAACTCACAAAAATAAATGTCTTCTCCCAAATAATAAGTACCCATCCAAGGCATGTTGAAACGAGGAAGGGGCAGTTTTTTAAGCACATCCGTCTTTATTAAAACAAGCCCCATCCCAATCGAATCAACTTCTTGTATACCTGTTTTACCTACTGAACTCACTCCTTGATGGTTTATCATGGCTGTCCATTTCTCTTGCTCAACTCTTTGTATATAATTTGCACCAATAATATCTTTATCGCGAGAACGTAACCTTTCAATCGAATCTTTTGGAAACATCATATCGGAATCAATAAAAGATAAATGGGTTGCACCTATTTTGGAAACCGCATCCGCCGCGCCTTCTCTTAGTGTTTGTATATAAGAGCCAACAACGGCGGCGAAAGAATATTCTGGATTTGTACGAAGCAATTCGACCAAATCACAATGAGTATTTACGTCTATCACATCTCTGGTGAGCGTGCATACGTATATCATTTTTATCACAATCTCCTGATAATTTTTTAACCAAAGTTACCACCAAAAGCGGCTGTATCTGCACCGAGTTCTGATATACGGAAAAAACTATCAGCCTGTACAAGAACTGTTGTACCCGGTGCGGCACTAAATTGAAATTGTGGAATAATTGTTCCACCTGTGTTTATTCTCATAATTCCAGAAGCCCTAAGCCACCATGCTGTAGTACCCGTTGCAACTATAACTGTTGCGGCGGCTGTTTGTACATGGGTACTGCTTTGGGCTGTACCCGTGGTATCCTCGGCAACAAATTGCCCTAAGCCCATATATCTTATTCTTGTATAGGTTGCCGTACCACCAAAAGCCAAAGCCTTTGTGCATGTGGTTGTACCATTGGTTACAGAAATAAATAAATCAAACCAATAGGTTTTATTTGCGGAGGCTGTAAATGCATCATGCGCGGCAGGAAAACACGGTTGTACTGCACCCGAACCACCCGTGTTGTAGCCTGTATAGTCGCCTGTATTAGAACACCAATAAACAGTTGCGCCTGTAGCGCCTACGACACCTGTTGCTCCTGTTATACCTTGTATACCTGCGCCCGTTTGACCTTGGATACCAGTTTGACCCTGTATACCCGTTTGTCCTGTAGCACCTTGAGTACCACCACCTGTTGTACCTTGTATACCTGTAACACCTGTTAAGCCCTGTAAACCTGTACCTCCCTGAGAAACCCATATATCCCATTTTGTAGGAGATGAAGAAGGAGGGTTGCCTTGGTTAGCACCTGTTTTGGAAATATAGGCAGAGCCAGTATAAGATACAGCATCGGCAGTAGTATAAGTAGTACCTGTAACCCAAGCGCCATACCAAGAACCTTGTACGCTTTGTCCTGTAACACCTGTTAAACCTTGCAAACCTGTAACACCAGTTATACCCTGCGTACCCCCACCAGTTTGTCCTTGGATACCTGTTTGCCCCTGTATACCCGTTACACCTGTTAAACCTTGCGTACCTGCGCCTGTCTGACCTTGTATACCAGTTTGACCTTGTATGCCTGTAACACCTGTTAAGCCCTGTGTACCTGCACCAGTTTGTCCCTGAATACCTGTTTGCCCTTGTATACCCGTAACACCTGTTAAACCTTGTATACCTGCGCCTGTCTGTCCTTGGATACCAGTTACACCTGTTACTCCTTGTATACCTGCGCCTGTTTGCCCTTGGATACCTGTCTGTCCTTGTATACCAGTTACACCTGTTACTCCTTGTATACCTGCGCCTGTTTGTCCTTGTATACCCGTTTGTCCAGTAGCGCCCGGTACATTAGAGATACCTGTAATACCTTGTAAACCTGTTTGTCCCTGTATACCTGTTTGTCCCTGTATACCTGTTTGCCCTTGTATACCCGTTTGCCCTGTAGCGCCCGGTACATTAGAAACTCCGGTTTGTCCTTGTAAACCCGTGACACCAGTTAAACCTTGTACACCTGTTTGCCCCTGTATACCTGTTTGACCAGTAGCGCCCGGTACGTTCGAAACTCCGGTTTGCCCTTGAAGTCCTGTTACGCCTGTTAATCCCTGTGCGCCTGTCTGTCCTTGAATACCTGTTTGTCCGGTAGCACCCGGTACATTAGAAACACCCGTAGCTCCTGTTGTACCTTGTATACCCGCGCCTGTTGTACCTTGTATACCTGTAGCACCTTGTATACCCGTTCGTCCAGTTACACCCGTGATGCCCTGTGTACCAACACCTGTAATACCTTGAAGTCCTGTTACACCCTGAATACCAGTTTGTCCGGTTGCACCGGGAACGTTGGAAACACCCGTCTGTCCTTGAAGCCCGGTTACACCTGTTAAACCTTGAATGCCCGTAACACCCTGTATACCTGTTTGTCCGGTAGCACCCGGCACGTTAGATATACCTGTAATACCCTGCAAACCTGTCTGTCCTTGTATACCAGTTTGCCCTTGTATACCCGTTTGCCCTGTAGCACCGGGTACATTAGATACACCCGTAACACCCGTTATACCCTGTATACCCGTAACTCCGGTTAAACCCTGTGTGCCTACTCCGGTTTGTCCTTGAATACCAGTGTTTCCCTGTCCAACCCACAAATCCCAATGGGATGCATCGGTAGGAAGATTGCCTTGGTTTGCATTTGTGTTTGATATATAAGAAGAACTATTGTAAGATACAGAATCGGCAATAGAGTAGCTAACACCTGTAACCCATGCACCATACCATGTACCAGCAACGCTGAGACCTGTTACACCTGTTAACCCTTGAATGCCTGTTGTACCCTGCACGCCAGTAGCACCAATTGCGCCCTGCATTGCCATAACAAGAAGGTCGGTTCTATTAACAGCAACCGTACCGCTTCCTGAAACCCTGTACATTCTGCCTTTAACCGTGTATGTACCTGCGGCTAAAGGTGTATCAGTTCTATGTACAATAGTTACGGTAAGCAAACTTGTACTGGTTACATGAACCACTTCAACATCGTGGTCAGTACCATTAAAATTTATTGCTATACCAATATCAGAAACACCACCCGAATCCAAATATATCTGGCAGGTCATAAATGTGGCAATATTCGAAGTTGAACCAGTAGTAATATTGGTGGTTGCGTTAGTAATGTCTTTGATAGTGCCAACATTATCTGTTGTTATGGTTGTTGTTTCAACATAAGAGGATGGCAATTCACCTGCAACTGCCGCCGCTCCCATTATACCTGTTACACCTTGTATTCCTGTTACACCTGTTACACCCTGTACACCCGCTCCGGTTTGTCCTTGTATACCTGTCTGTCCTGTAGCGCCGGGTACATTTGAAATACCTGTGATACCTTGAAGACCTGTAATACCTTGTAAACCCGTAACACCTTGTATACCTGTCTGTCCTGTAGCGCCGGGTACGTTAGATACGCCTGTCTGTCCTTGTACACCCGTCTGCCCTTGTATACCAGTTTGTCCCTGTATACCTGTTGCACCCGTAACACCTGTAAAACCTGCTCCGGGTACGCCTGTCTGCCCCTGTATACCTGTTACACCAGTTACACCCTGTATACCTGCTCCGGTTGTACCCTGAATACCAGTTTGTCCAGTAGCACCGGGTACGTTAGAAACGCCCGTAATGCCTTGAAGACCAGTAATACCTTGTATACCCGTTTGCCCCTGTATACCTGTTTGTCCAGTAGCACCCTGTACGTTGGAGACGCCTGTTGCACCCTGTATACCTGTTACACCAGTTAAACCTTGTACACCCGTAGCACCCTGTATACCCGTTCTTCCGGTTACACCAGTAATGCCCTGCAAACCAGTGATACCCTGTATACCAGTTTGTCCTTGGATACCTGTCTGTCCCGTTGCACCCGGCACATTTGAAACTCCGGTTTGCCCCTGAAGACCTGTAGAGCCTGTTGTACCAAGACCCGTAATACCTTGTATACCTGTAGCACCTTGAATGCCCGTAACACCCTGTATACCCGTCTGTCCGGTAGCACCTGCTACGTTAGAAACACCTGTTGCACCCTGTATACCCGTTACACCCGTTAAACCTTGTATACCTGTTGCACCTTGAATACCCGTTCTTCCGGTTACGCCTGTTAAACCTTGCAAACCAGTAATACCCTGCAAACCTGTTTGCCCTTGAACACCAGTTTGTCCAGTAGCACCCGGTACATTAGAAACGCCTGTAATTCCTTGTAAGCCAGTAGTACCCTGCATACCCGTAGTGCCCTGAACACCTGTAGCGCCATCGCTACCCACATATCCAGCCGAACCAGTAACTCCCTGCATACCCGTAACACCGGGTATGTTGGAGATACCTGTTACCCCCTGTTGCCCTTTATCCCCTTTAGTACCAATTTGTGAAATTTCTACAACTGTTTCTTCATCTGTTTCGATGATATTGAGGGTTACGTCCTGTTCGTTTTCTGTTATTTCTATTTTAATTTCATCGGGGTCTTGAGTCATTTCGTAGCCCTCCTAACTCTATGTGTAGGTAATATCTTGTAATATAGTCCAACGTCCTCCAACATAGGTTTTTATCACACCGTTAGAAAGAGTGATTTCAATATCATAATAATACGTTGCCGCAGGAATATTGACAACCTGTGCATCAAATTTAAATACACCTGTAGCCGGATTAACGGCTATGGTAATACCCGCTCCATCCGAAAAACTTTCAGCAACTACCCCGAGCGGGGTGAGTCTTAAGTCCATTTTTATATGTGCGGCTGTCAAATCCAGCGGAACAGCGTTCACCGTAACAGTAAACTGCACACCATTGAAGGTATCCCCTTTGACATGTTGTGGGAAATCATAACGTGCCGTATTGGTTTCAGTCATCTTCACCTCCAATGTTAAAGATTAAGCATATTAGTTGAAACGGTAAGAATATCATTATCCGTTAAATTTACTGTATAAATAGCCACTGCTTGTATATATCCTATAAATCTATTAGTGCCACTACCACCATATGAGCCAATATAATAATTGGCACTCTCACTAAAAGATGATGGTACACTACCAGTTTGTAATGGAGAACCGTTATAATATGCTGTTGGAGTACCAGTAATAGCTAGTACGCCCGAAAGATAATCGTGTGTATCTCCAAAACTACTACCATTAATATATCCCCAAACACGAGTAAAACCCGTACCAATAACACGTAGAGAAACTTTTCCAGTACTTGTCCCTGTCAGATATTCAAAACTGGCTGTTGGACTATAATTACTATAACGTATCAAAAAAGATAAATTTTGAGTTATAGTATATGACGTACTATGTAAATCATTAGAACCACTCATTGTCCAACCATTTGTTGCATCCCAAGTAGGAGCAATATCTGGTATAGCATCCAGAACTCCGGGTGTTACCCGATTCTTGTAACTATCAGCCAAGGATGATGCCCCTTTTGGGGTATATACGATAATCGGTGATTTTCCACCCGTATTCCACCACTTAAATTTAACATTCAGTTTATTGGTAATATTCAGAGAACCCATTTTTCAGAATCCTCCTTTGCTAAAACAAAAAGCCCCCGAAGGGGCTTTGTTAAATTTAGAATTGCTTAAAGATTATAGATTATATTCTCCCATTGCTCTGCGACTTGCGCCCACGTTGGCTGTTGTTCAAAATAAGCCATACACTCTTTGGAATATGTTTCTATCATTTTAGGATTATTCATTAATTCCAGAGTATCTTTGATAAACTCCTGCTTGTATTCATCGCTGAATGGGTCATACCCCGCAAAGACATTAGATGTTTTGCAAAGAGTAGTTGAAAGTGCACCAATGTTTGTAGTTATCATCGGTACACCCGCCGCCTGTGTTTCCAGCGCGGTAAGGCAGAAGGTCTCCCAAAAGTTGTTTGGGTAAAGGCATAAGGTAGACGAAAGCATTTCTTTTGCCAAATCTGCCTTCTTCAAGCGCCCGGTAATCGAAACATTCCCCGCCGCTTTTACCCAATTATCCATGCGTTTCTTATCGTCTTCAATCTTCTTTAGCCAAGAAGGGTCGCTAGACCATGTACGCAGACCTTCCCAACCGTAGGTAACGGTCAGGCGGATGCCTTTTACTTCCCTGCTTATTTCATCCCACATGTCAGCAAGAATGTAAAGCCCCCTGTCGGGGTTACTCGAATAAATCATCTTGAGCGGGTCACGCTCAACTGCATATTGAAAAAGCTCTCTGCGTATCGCAAGCGGTACGACATGAATCTTCTTTGCCAGCAAGCCCTGCCCCAAGCGTTCGGCAGTGTACTGTCTATGCCACGGAGACGAGCAAAAGACCGCATCCACAATTTGCCATGTATCAGGATGATTAGGGTCAGCAAAATGCGAATCCTGCATCCAGATTATCTTCTTGGCATCCTTAAACATGTAGAACGGGTCGAACCAGCGGGAAGTGATTATAACATCCGGTTTCCAATCCGCATACTCGTTAATTTTTTCGAATGGTATAAAGTTAACACCATTATAAGAATGCTCTTTTTCACACTTGCAGAAAACAAAACAAGTATGTCCACGTTTTGCCATTTCTTCTGGAAGTTCGAGATAGGTTGTCTCCACTCCGCCTACACCTTGCTTATCTATCATACCCCCATATACATTCTCAGGCGTAAGACCGAGCGTAAAGAAAATCGTGCGAAATACCTGTCCATTCAACCAGCCTAAATTGTTAGAAAGACGCTGGTCTACTGTTGGAGACATGTTTACCAATCTTTGTGCAACTTCCTGTCCCTTGCGATATTGTTTTGTCTTGTCATAAGACAGCACAAGATAGTCCAAAGGGATTTCCAAGTGTGCCAGCGGATTCAGGAACAGAATAACATCCTGTGGTACTGGCATGGTCGAAGCAATCTTAAAATACTTTATGCCTTCATCAAATTCTTGCAGGTCAAAATAAATCTGTCCGCGCAAGACCTGTATCTCCGCACGGCGCGGGTCAATACTTTCCCCCAACGTACATGCGTCCAAGGCTTTATCATATTCTCCCTGTGCTTTCCAGCACAATGCTGTATCGATTGCCGCTTGCCAGCGCTCATCCTTGAAATTCGTATTCCTATCCAGATAACGCTTTAAATAAGTAACGGCTGTCAAATAATTACCCATTTCACGGTGAGTTCTGCCCAAATAGAACAAAGCCCGAGGGTCATTTGGATGTTTTTCCAAATGTGCAACCATCAAAGCGATATAATCACGGGATTTTGCCGTATAACTCTCGGGTGTGCGGTGAGAATGGTCGTGTCTGACATTAATACGCTTGTCAATGATACCGCCATCAACATTTACCAGCACTTCATGGACGCCCGGCCCATCAAATCTGTATATCTGCTTGTTTACCCACATGCGTGCACGCAAATATACCTGCGCTGTGACCGTATCACTACCTTCAACGATGTTTGCATAAACACATTCTGTTCTGCTCTTGGCGTGTTCTTTTAAGAATTCCAAACCGCTCACAAAATATTCATCTGCATCCATGAAAAGTACATAGTCTGTCTTTACCAAATCTAACGCATGGTTCTTGGTATCCACATAGTTGGTGAACGGATATTCGTATAGAGTACCGTATTTTTTTATGATATCCTGCGTGCCATCCGTAGAACCTGTATCCACAATCACAAACTCGTCAACAATCGCCTTCACGCTCTCAATGGAGCGTTCCAGTATCTTGGCTTCGTTCTTGACAATCATCACCAGCGAAATTGTAGGCATATGGTGTTCACGTTCAGCCATTTCATCATAGGTGCAAGTGCCATAGTCAAGACTGACTATGCGCTTGTTCTTTAAAAGGTTAAGCCATGTATCAGACTCACTTGTGGTCATTTCTGTTGAGTTCTTTCTTACAATGATACCCACACCCGGGAAACCGGAATCATCATCCTCAAGTTGGAGTATATCTCCAATCGGAGTAAATATTTCCTTGAAATCCTGTTGGGTGAATCTCCAATAATCAGAAGGATACTCGTGCCTACCGAAACCCGGGGAGCGGGTCGTAAGTGCCAGTATGCCACCCGGTTTGAGTGCCATAATCATATTGTAGACTGACACATACCAGTTGTGTGCATGTTCGAGCATTTCTGTGGAGAGCACAACATCAAAAGAGTTCTTGCCAAAAGCTTCTATAATTTGCTCTGCGGGTATTACATAATCAACATCATAACCAGCACGTATATCAATGCCGATATATTCCCCTGCAAAACGCTGTACATCAACACGCACACTGCCAGCTTCGTTCTCCTGTACATTGAGACTGCCAACTTCCAGCACACGTGCTTTTTCTAGCCAGTATTTTAAACTGGCGCGGGTTAAAGCCTTACCCCAACCATTCATAATTTCTCCTAGCCCCAATCAATAACATTATGGTCATATTGGCAAATGTCAAAATAGAATTTGCCCCATTTTTTCATTAAGTACTTGTTGGTTATTTCAACCACATCTGGTTTCATCCAGACTTCCTTTTTGAAATGGTAGACATAATCGGGTGATATACCGATGTTGTAACCCGCCGCGCGTATGGATACGCTGTAACTTGTATCAATGGATGTATTTGCATCCGGCAGATTCATGTCAGGCAAAACTTGTCCAACCTTATGACTGTCCACCATGATAAAATAGCCTGTAGCCCACCTTGCTTCTCGTGCAACCAGCTTGCTGGCATCATAAGGCTTTGTCAATGATTCCGTATCAAACGTGGAATATACACTGACCGCGCCATACTTACCAGAGATAAGCGTTCTTAGGGCGTTGTTGATTATGTCTGGATTTAGAAATTGTATATCGTCATCCAGAAACACCCAATAGCGCTTGCCTGTTGCAAGAAAATCCTCGCGCAAAAGCGACATACCCGCGTTGATGCCCCCACGATGAAAACGTGTGATGAACTTTACATTGGGTACATGTTTATGCGCTGATTCCCATAATTTTGTTATTTGAGTTGATTTATTCGTGAACGTGCCAATTACCACGTCTTGCTCAAGCAATTTCGGTGCACTTTTAATATTTGGTTTTTCTGCATACACGAAAAGGCTTGGCGTGCCGTTGCCATCATAATTGAAGGCGTCCAGCATACGAAAACCTATATCTTCCAATATGCGCACGAAGTATCCCAAAGAGAAGCCAGCCATATGTATCTGCCCGGGTGAAAAGCCCGTACCATCTGCATGGGCTTGCCAACCGTAAATAGTCCAGATGTAATTTCCCCATCTTTGGCTTTCAGACGCTTCCAGAAAAGCCTGTGCGCATAGTTCAACATCCGGTATACCAACTTCCAGTGTACCCCCGGGTGCAAGAGTATCATACCACAGACGCAGGGTTGGCAACACATCCCGCTGTGGGATATGCTCTAATGCGTGATGGCTGACGATTTCAATAGCGCTGTTTGGTGGAAAGCTTATGTAACGCATATCCTCTTTAACATCCGCCTCGTCCGTATAAGGGTCAACGTTTACATAACCACTCAAATGTATATGTCCGCTTCCCAAATGTAGGCGCAAACCATCCTTCTTTTTACTCCATGCTTCTGTCTGCCAAGCAACGACTTTTTCACGATTTTTTGCCAGTTCATTCCAATCAATTGGTTGCACTTTGTTTCTCCACGTTAAGAGTATTGGCTTTCCTGCCATACTTCAAAATCAAGATTCAGAAGGGCTTCCCTCTTTGTCCTTCCGAATCCACAAATTCGTATATCGTCACCATTCTTGTCATAGTGACGAATTACCATCCAATCATCTTCCATCAGCCGGATTGTTTTAAGCAGGCTGACAGGACGTAATGTAAAGGGAGGTCTGTTTTTCATACATACCTCCCTTATTTAATTATACCACAATTCTATACTTTTGTCAAGTCTAGAATTCAAAACCCAATATGTCGATGGAGCAGGTTGCCGGAGCACCTTGAGGCGTGGAGCACTTGATACCGAATACGTTGGTTGAAGCACCTACTCTTGCGCCATCTGCGGGTAAGACAAGAACCGCCAGATTGTTGGCTGTCAATGCCATAAAGTCACGAGAGTACTGCCAATCATCAGCATTGGCGTTAAAACCAAGTGCCGCTTGTACAGTAGTCAAAGAAACACTTGCATTACGTATGATTACATGAGTTACCATACCGGATTTACCAGTTGTAACCGTATAAAGATTGCTCTTCGTACCCACGTTCAAATCAACGTTATCAATAGTTGCCAGCAAGGTAAGCTTACCAGCTATGCCCGTAGCACCTGTGATACCTAGCCCTGTGATACCTTGTATACCTGTAGCACCTTGCACACCTGTTACACCAGTAGCAGAAATCGCACCTGTTGTACCCTGTACACCTGTTGCTCCCTGTATACCCGTAGCGCCTTGTATGCCTGTTCTACCTGTAACCCCTACTAATCCGGTTACACCTTGTATACCTGTTACGCCTGTTACACCCGTAAAACCTAAACCTGTTACACCTGTTGTACCAAGTCCAGTAATACCCTGTATACCCGTAGCGCCTTGGACACCCGTAGTGCCTGTTACGCCTTGTACACCTGTTGCACCCGTAGTACCTGTAGCCGCACCCACGCCCGTAGTACCCTGTATACCCGTTGCGCCTTGGATACCCGTTCTACCCGTAACGCCTTGTATACCTGTTACGCCTGTCATACCCGTCAAACCTTGGATGCCAGCACCCGTAACACCTTGTATACCAGTTTGTCCTGTAGCACCTGCCACGTTGGATACACCAGTAGCGCCCTGTATACCAGCGCCAGTAGTGCCTTGGATGCCCGTTCTACCTGTTGTACCAATAAGACCAGTGACTCCTTGAGAGCCACCACCACCACCAATTACAATAGCCATTATGCGCCTCCTATCTTATTTCATGTACAAGAACTTAACACCCTCATTGGCTACAACGGCATCCACATAAAACTGGTGGAGGTCAATCTTGTAGCCTATAGGCGCATCAACAACTATTTGTGAACCACTTGTAGGCTGTAAAATAAGTTGTTGGGATGTATCTTTATCAACCAAGTTATTACCGACAAACACGTTATCAGTGTTACCTGCTTTTGGAAAGATGGTGAGAGAAATTGCATAAGTAGCCACTGCCATTAATGGCTCACCTGTACCCGGCACTGCCACCGCCTGTGTGCTGTAAAATGGCGACACAAGAACAGCGCTTGCAACGGGTTGAGTGATACCCACATCACCAACTACAATATCGCCTGTAATATTGGCGACTATTGGTAATGCATAATCTGCTAGGGTTAAATCTTTTTTAATGATTTTCCATTCAGCGGTATCTGTTAAAAATATTGTAGCACCCGGGATGGATGCCAGTGGGATGTTGTTTGCCACTACATCGCTAGAGAGCGCCGTGTAGTTTGGCACATTCATCTTACCTACATAAACTAAAGCCATAATGAGTCCTCCTTGCCCTTATCGGGAAAAACAAAAAGCCTCCCGCAAGGAAGGCTCATAAAAAGATAATTTTATTACTAACCCACAACAACCGGAGGCGCACCCGGGTCGGGCGGCGTATCCTGTCTTGTTGGGGGCAGAACCGGAGGTAGGGGAACATTAGGTACTTTAACCTGTTCCCATACCTGAGATTCAATCATAATTGATAATAGGTCTTCGTCAAACTTCAATTTTTTAGAAGTCAGCAGTTGCCTAGTAAGCGCCGTGCAGTATTTCTTTTTACTTGCACCATCAGCGCTGGATAACTGCTGTTGGGTCGCCTGTACTGCGGTAGCAACGGTCAGCTTAACCTGCTCCCATGTATCGCCTCTTATCTTCAACTGCGCCAGCTTTATCTGCTGTGCGAGGAATGCCCCGCCAGCCACAGCCGCAGGAGCAAGAAGCGCCTGTCCAATCTGTGTAAGCAGAGCTAAAAGTGCATTATCCATGTTATACTACTTTCTGCAAATATGGGAAGAATACCCATTTCTGCATGGTTGCATCAATGCGTGCATAATTCGTATTTGCGTTCACTTCGTAAACGACCACTTCGGTATTGATTGGTAGAAGCCCAATTATCGGGGCTGAACCGTTCGAAGCACTGCGTATATTCAAATTATACAAAGCCACATACCTGTTAGCAGGAGGAGGTGGCGGAGGCGGAGTAATGCCGCCCAAAGAAGCCAGCCATGTCCCATCGAAAACATCTACATCTGCGGCAGAAAGTGCATGAAGAATATTCGAATAAATATAAGGAAGTTTGCACTTATCTCCGGTGCATTGGTGTCCACGCATTTGCGTGTACGAAGTGCCAACTGGAATTGTAGGTGTATAGTTAGGAAACCATTGTGTCTTCCATGTATACCAAGACATAGCCGTGGAAACCCTTGGCTGTGACTGCCAGCCGTAGTAAGGTATCCACATATTTGCCTTTTCATTACCCATCCAAACTCCCATGCTTGTACCAGCTTGCCCAACAGGTATGGTAGCATGTTCGTCAACGAAACTTTTGTTTGTATAAACACCAACTTTATCACTTCCTAACAGGTTTTTCAAAGCCATGTAGGTTTGGTAGAAATGTGAAGATAGCATTGCGGCGCTTGGGCGTGTAACGGAACTGTAAGGCAACGTACCATTGCGTGCCGCATAGTATTCGCTCCACTTAAGCCACCACTGTTCTGCATCAATCCAGACAAAAGAAATCGGATAATTATAAGCTTTAAGCTGTGCACTTACCCAATTAGCCTGTGTCTGTGGGTTAGAGGTAATCTCATCCCAATAGTAACACTGCAAAACAGCGCCCGCTGGAACAAATTTGGCAATATTTGAGCAGTGCTTGGTGAACTTTGCATCGAGAATAGAATTTTGTCCAAGTTTAACAACAAATACCTTGACCCCCACATCGAGCAGGGCTTGTACGTCAATATCGTATTGGAAGCCGGAAATATCAATTCCAACCACCGGATTAGATGTGAAAACTGCCATTTAGCCTCCTTCTTGTTTATAACAAAGGATAAGTTATAATATTTCGCATATCCTTATCATATATTATAAAACAAGTTCTATTTCGCCCCTTCGCTAATGGTGAACGCAGGTGGTGTTTATATAGGGAATTGCGGGATGTAAGGCAGTCCAAGAGTGTAAATCAGACCACCAGCCAGCATACCATGTGTAATAAGCGAAGCCATCCAGCGCATTTGTGTTCAAAAACTCACAACCATAGGTTTGAAGTTGGGATAAAGTAAACTGCACGGTATAAGGAGCACTGGTTGTAAAGGTTTGGATAAGATAAACCAGTTCAACCTGCCCGTTCAAACCAGCCGCAGTTAATCTTGCCCTGTCGCTGTTAATTTGTGCAAGGGCTGAATCAGTACCAACATCACAACTTCCTTCTGCACCACCCGCACAATGCTTCCATATCACAGCTACATCCATAATTCTGGAAATCTGGCTTGCCGGGAACATGCTTTCGTAATATAGACCGTTGATGTAATTCCAAACTTTGATGTCCCGTCCTTTGGATAAAGCATATGCTTTTAATTGTGTCTTTAAACCTGCCATTTCATCAAATGTCATATTTGTGCAAGTCCAGAACGATTCATGCCCGTTCAGGATGCCGATGAAATTGCTGTATTGAGTAGCAACATCCAAGAATGGTTTTACTTTGGTGATATCCCCTGTGGCACTTACTGGATAAGGCGCTTCCCAATCACAGTTGGGACGCGGATTATTCCAATCTGAAACCCAAGCTACAATATTAATATTATATGCCGCCGCACTTGTGAATACATTTCGCCATATCGTAGCACTGCCGTTCACGTCAAAATCTACCATGGCAGTATTTATGCCCCAACCAGCCAGTGTAGCAAAATCAGCATTGTTTATCACTCTGTCCACCATGTAATATTTTGTGGTTCTAACCCCGGCGACAGGAGTATTTGTAATCGTTGGGGTAGATGGGGTAAAAGTAAAGGTTGGGAGAACTGTACCTGCAACAGTTGGAGTTCTGGTTGCTGTTGCAGTTGCGGTACGAGTTGGGGTACGAGTTGCGGTTGGAGATGATACTGGCGCAGGAGTGCTGGTAGATGCCGGAGCACCCTTTGTAAAGGTCTGTGACCAGACGCTTACGCCGTTCCTGTAGAAGTTAACTGTGAAGGATGAGCCATTGACTGAAAAAGTACCAAAGGCTATACCCGTATGATTATCATAATAGTCTACTCTGGCAGGATAAAGATAACTTGTGTAGTTATTAGTTAACGAGGCTGGTGAAGTAAAGAATTCCTCATAAGGGTGAGTTAGACTTGCAACTCTGGTATTATCCATGTGTATCCAAGCCTCGAGATGCTCGTGCCCGTGAATGGTGGCAGAGATAATCGGGTGTTTGTTTACAAGATTAATAAAAGTGGTTGAAGTACAACTTGCGTCTGTTTTTGCCGAGCAGTTTGAATGAACGCTTTCGATTGGGTATTCCCCACCGTGAAAGTATATAAATGCATGGGTCAGACCAATGCTTTCAGCATAAGTCAGGCGTGCATCCATAAAACTGTATTCGGTGGCATCTATCTGACCCGTATCCCCCGGAGAATCTACGGTGATAAACATGGAATTTCCGTACTGGAAACTGTAGGTCATGTAGTAATTAGCAGAATTGATTGGCGTGTAATTAGTTATACCAGCAGGGTCAACCCTGATATTCGGGCTGGTTGAGAAGAAGTTCTCCCAAGTAACAGCATCCCCGGAGTTCTCGTTGTCATGATTGCCTCTGGTAAAGTAGGTCTTATTGAATATGCCGCCGTTCTTGATGGCGTTTGTCTTTGAAATCAGTTCAGCGGAAGTCATACTGGCGTCCATAAGGTCGCCGTTAAAAAGAACAAAGGCAGGATTTAAACCGTTTATGTAGGTTGATGCAGTTTGTAATTGAGTAGAACCTAGTTGTGAATCACTCATGGATGCGAATGTAAATCCGCCTCCCGGTACGGTTGGTACTAGCGTAAACGTGCTTGTAGGAACGCTAGGTGTAAATGTAGCGGTTGATGTTCTGGTAGCGCTTGCTGTAGCAGTAGAACTAGCTGTGAAAGTCAGAGTAGGAGTTTTACTGGCTGTAACTGTAAAGGTTGGTGTCCTGCTAGGGGTGAAGGTAAACGTGAACGTAGGTACAACAGGAGTAGCCGTACTTGTTGAAGTGTTTGTTACCGTTGTTGCTGTACTTGTAAACGTGCTTGTAGGTACAGTTGGCGTACTCGTGCGCGTACTCGTAGGTACAGTTGATGTACTTGTAGGAACTGTTGCTGTACTCGTGCGTGTATTTGTAGGTACAGTTGCCGTAAAAGTAGGTGTAAACGTTTTACTTGCCGTACTTGTAGGCGTGAACGTATTGGTTGGAGTTAAACTTGAAGTAGCAGTAAAAGTAGCCGTACTTGTTCTGGTGACCGTTGCCGTACTCGTTTTGCTTGAAGTAGGAGTACTGGTAAATGTATCTGTTGGAGGTACGGGAGTTTCTGTTTCTGTGTCTGTCGGAGGAATAAGCGTTTCCGTCTCCGTGCTTGTTGGAGGGATAAGCGTTTCTGTAAATGTCGGAGTATATGTATTGCTACTGGTTACAGTGGCAACCCTTGTCTTTGTAATTGTTGCTGTTGGTGTTGGCGTGCTAGTTATGGGAACACAACCAATAAAAATAAACGAGATTAATATTACGAGCGCAAAAAATTTCCTCATGTCACCGTCCTTTCTTTGTTATCTATTTTCCATCTGGCTTTGCGCTCTTTTTCAAGGAGCGCCGCACAGGTTTTACAATATTTTTGTTTATTGTTGTTTTTGACTATCTCTCTGCCGCAATTGTCACAATAACCAAATGCGGTATTTTTACCAAAGAATAAGTTATAATATTCCAGCACGTCATCAAGATTTAGCATATCAATACCATCGGAGGACTTGTCCACGTACTCGAGACGAATAAGTTCCTTCTCAGCGTTATAGAACGTAAAGAATTCGCTGTACTTATGAAATATCTTGGCTAAATCTATCTCACTGATGTTCTTTACTTTGGAAAGCCTGATTATATCCAATAAGTTGTTATAATGGACGTAATAATTATTTGAAACCTTCAATTCTGCCTTGGTGTGACGGGCATTCCTGTGTTTCAATGCTTTTGCCAGTATAAGGGTTGCAAAGAGCAGTTTTCTGTCCCTGTCATTCGAAACGAGCTTTAACTGGCTTATTTCCTTTTTGGAAACAGAAATACATTCTATCTTGCGCAAATCATAATTCATTGCAGAGCGCACCCATTTTTTGATGGCTTCCGCCTCCACAACCGGGTTGAAGTTCTTGTCCTGTTCTGTAGAAAAACGAATGAGTTCCCTTTCGAGGCGTACTGCGCCATAACTAAATTGTTGCTTTAAATATTTGGCTACCGTGTACATCTGGCTGTAATCTATGCCATTTGTAAACCCGTTGGTTAGAATGGACAAGGCATCCCGCTCTTCGTTAAAGGAAAAGGCTTTTTTATTTCTCATACAAGTCCTCCAAGGCGAACTCTTTTATGGTGTATCTATTCCAGAGATATTCAACTTCGCCATCGTCCGACTGCACAGGGAACTTGATGATACCGGAGGAGTTCTTGGTAATGTTCTGCAACATGCCCTGTGGAAACATGCGCCATGGGAATTCCACCATGGAGACTTCCCCGCCGTAGGTCGCCTCGACTGCATAGTTGGCAAGTTCAGCATCGTTGGAACTGATGTTCGCCACGCACTCCTTGCGGAGATAGGCGATAAAAGCGTCCAGACTTTCGTAGGTATTCTTCAAGTCAGTTCGCAGACCACGCTTGTAGGCTTTGTATTCTCCAAGATAGGTTTTCATCTGTGTAAAAAGATAGGCATTCAATTCCATGCTTTCGTCTTTCAGTGCCCTGTAATCGAAATCCTGTGAAGACTTGCTTGAATATTTTCCAATCAAGCCAAGGTTTGCACGCATATAGCGGCTGATACGATTGACGGTTGAATTATTGTCCACAAAGAAAGAGTGACGCAAATATTCATCAACCATCTTTTGTTCTTCTTCTGTGTGGGTTTCGGTTTTAAAAATATCATCAAAGGACTTGCTGAATACAAGCTGGCTGTAGATGTTGTACTTTTTAAGTTCCTTGTTGTACCTGCTCATGTAGTGTGGGTAGAGAAAGCGAAAGAAGGATGGTCTGACTTCGCATAGTATTTTATTATTGAACTCCCATTTGGCTTTTTCGTCCGGAGTCATATCTTCTGTGATTTTCTTCCATTTTGTCCAGTGCTCACGAAAAGGCGGGACTTTTAAACCTTTAACCCCATCGATGATTTCGCCCTGTATGACTCTGCCTATCTTCAAGCGTTTCAGGATAGTTTCGCGCTCAGGACTGCCCCATGGAAATTCTTCCAGCAGACAGTAGTATGAACTGGATATGTTGGTAGCAAAACCAACTTTGCTATTATAACCGTTCAACTGTCCTTCGACCTGCTTTTTGTCATCCCGGGAGTCAACTATTTCCTTTTCGGCTTTCTGGCTCTCGTAGATGATTGGTAACCCGTTCATTTTGCCTTTCAGCATGGTCAAGTTGTTCATGGTGCATACGAGGTCGCCATCAAAGTCACTGCCCCCATGGATGGCACAGTCTATACCTATTCCGTTGGCTGGAAAGATTATACCACTGTGTATATGCGCAAACCACTTTTTCAAGACAGGCTTATCCTGCAAATTAAGAATGTTGAATTCAGAGTGATGCACAATTGGACTGCGGATAGCCCCCACTGTTCCAATGCCACGCTTTAACCAGTATTCGGAGTAATATTCCCCGTCTTTTAATAACGATTCATGCTCTATGTGAAACATATGACAGGCTTGATAAAAAGGGTCGCCTATCATGAACTGGTAGTTGGAGTTTATCAACAGACTACCCATGTAGGATTCTTTTTTCTTTTTCTTGATGGTCTTAATAAACTTTTCCTGTATGTACTTGTCTCTTGACAAGGCGGGGTTGAGCAGGATGGCTTTAACCGTGGTGTCCATCTTGTCGAAGTCCTTTGGTTCGAAATTGGCTTCGCCTGTCGCATAGATAACCATATCATCGGCGCTCTCGCCGCTGATATTCCTAGCCCATGATACTGTTGGTTCGCATAGATTTGCGATATCAACATTGTTTAACTTCAACACTTGTAAAAACTGATAGCTTGTGCGGGAATGACTGTGTTCTATTTTCGGGTTGACTTTTGTTACGGAAAAGCCAAGTCCGTTCTGTTTACATTTGGCAACGTATTCTTCGGTACTGCCATAAGCAGACATGAGTTTAAACATCGACTCGGATATAATCAGGTCAACGGTATGAACATCACGCTCAATACCATAGGAGTCTGTGAACCAGTTGGTCTTGCTTATCTCACTGGCAAAGGCTTCCAAGTCGAATACGGTAATCAAACCTTTTAGGAAAGGCGCACGAATGATGGCACAACTGAAAACGTAGTCCAGTTCCAGTTCTTCGCTCCACCGTGCCGCCAGCCTTGGACTTATCAAGCCCTGTCCATCCCAAGCGTTTGCTTTGATGGTGTAATCTTTTTCAACTACATCATCGTCTTCGCCAATACCTTTATAAGTAACAAAATCAACTTTACGTATCGTCTCGATTTCTTTGTCGGGTATGACCGCAAAGTTTGGAAAAGAGACAGGTAAGGTTGATGAAGCATACAAGGAAAAATACGCACCAAATTTTGCCGCTACCATTGGTACGTTCTCGTTCCTGCCATTTTCAAGAATATCCATTAAAGGATGCTTGATATTATTATTGATGAACATGGCAGTGTTCTTGCGTATCATGCCAGAAGATGCCATGAATGGGACAAACCTGATATCGTTTACATAAAAGCCACCGCGTTTTAGGATTGCAAGATAATGGGATTTATTTTTAAACTCGATATTTACGAGGTCTTCCACGAATAAGATTTTTTCGATTCTTTCAGTATTATTTTTAAGTTTTTCTCGGTTTTCATCGGTGTTTTCAAGCTTTCTGAACTTTTTCTGCAATTTCAGTAGAATATCCAGTTCCTTTTGACTGAAATTGATGTTTTTCATCCTAAATAGCGTTCTTAGGAGTTCAGAATTGTTAATTGTGATAACTTCACTGTTTTTTCGAGCATTGTCGAGGGTAATTTTGATATTATAGTCACTTTTTTTAAGTCGCTCGGATGAGAATTTCAACGTGTAAAATTGTTGCAACTTCTTCAAAAATTTGCCTCCATTATCGCAGTCATGTTTGAAATGCTATCAAGGGGTTTATACCAACAATCGGATATCCTTTCTGAGCCTCTCCTCCTCTCCTCGCCTTGTGGTTAGCCTTGGCTTCTTTAAGGTCGAGGAACAGGTCATTACGTTTGGTATCGAAACGGTACAGTAAGCCAATATTCATAAGAGACTCCTTATTGGAATGATGCTATAATTATACCACAGAAAGTGAAATCTGTCAAGGGCGTAGACCTTCGTGGC